ATCATCAGACGATGGTTCCGGATCATCAGACGATGGTTCCGGATCATCAGACAGTAGTTCAACTCCAGCAGCAGAAAGTGATAGAAATGTTGTAAGAACTCTTGAATATAAATCCGCTGGATTTACAATTAAAGAAACAGAGTTAAGATGCTCTGGATTTGATGAATATTTGACATATTGTTTAGGTAAATCTTATTTTAGTAAGCCTGATCTTTTTGTTATGTTAGTAAATGCTTATAAGGCTAAAAATATCTTTTTGGAAGCAAAACCGCCACCATTGCCTGGTGAGCCAATATCCACAGTTAATCTGGGTGGTGGTATGGGAGGAGCTGGTACTAACTTATCTAGTCCTAGTATAGCAGAAGATGGGCATATGGCCGAGCCAAGAAATGCTTTGCATTCTAAAATGCAAATGAATTGGGATTTATATCTTAATCATAATTTTATTAAAGATTTACAACTTATTCATGGTTTTATTCAAACTATAGCTAGTAAATACTATGGTAAACAATATATGGTTAAAATGCCAGACGTATATGCTTATAAAGATACAGCTTATATAGATATAGCTATTCCTGGCACAACGTCATCATTTTTTGTTTATCATGGTAGTCAAAATATAAGATATAATTTTGAAATAGCGGATGGTGGCTGGGAAGAGCCAGGCAATTATATTGATGATAGTTTTGTTTTTGGCGATAATTATTGGCACGCCCTTAGAAATGATGATGGTTTGTTGGGACCTATTCTAGGATACAATGTTAGTCCAAATATTGATGATGTTACGTGTTCGTGGGCTAAATTAGATAATAATACAAAAAAAGCAATCATAACAAAACGCACCAAAACTAATGCTATCGATAGAAGTAATTATGCATCAGATCCAACAGTTCGTGATTTACAAGGAAAAATTGATAATCTTAAATATAAAATTCGTTCTTTAAATGATGCAATAAATAAAAAGAATCAACCAAAACCAGAAGATGCTAAAAAACCAAAAGAATAATAACTATGGCAGAACAAACTATAGCAGAATTAAAAGAAGAACTTAGTAAAGCTGAAAAAGAACTACAGGAAGCTAAAGATGAATTAGTAACAGCACTGAAGGAAGATAGAGTTAGTGACGCAGATAAGAGTAGGATTCAGGCTTGGGAAAAAACATCGACAGCAGATACTGGTCAAAGAATTGATAATAATGTAGTTATACCAGTTAGTGAAGATGAAGAGGATAGTTTTTGTCCATTACTACAACCGTCTGTAAATATTAATACATTAACAGATGAAGATTTTATTTTAATTAGAAAAAATAATAACTATGATCCTTATGATCGATTTGTTCCAGGAGCAAAGTTATATATTTCTGCACAATGTTCGCAATTAGTATTTCTTAATCCTATTAATCTTACAGACTGTAGAGCTATTGTTGAGAGTCCAGGTATAGAGGTTATGAGCATAAGTAATAGCTATACTGCTGATCCATCATTAACTGTGATTGCTAATGTTGCCGAAGAAGATTTAGCTATATTAGCTAATCTTGGTATTGTTAAACAGGCCAAGAAAGAAGCGGACGATGCTGAAGAAAGAGAGCCAAAAGAAAAGGGTAAATCAAAGAAAAATCAAAATAGATATGAATATTCAGAAGAAGAAATGCAAGAATTTCGTTTTTATATAGATTATTTAGAACAATATAGATTACCTGTAATCAGTCAAGATTTTATAGTTGTCAAAGGGGCCTCTAGCAATCAAGCAACCAAACATGATGTTATTAAACCAAGGATGGCAACCCCACTTTTTGCTGGCATACCAATAAAGAGCAACAATAGAGTTTACGGCCCATGGGCCAATGATCCTTCGATTATGCTTAATCCTAATATATCTGATAATTTATTTGGAAATATTAAAGTAGAACAAAATAGCGACTATGTTCCATGGAAATATGGAGGTATAAGATTTTTAGAAAATGTTGTTAATTTTAATATAGCATATGATGTTAACTATCAGTCTGTTCTTGAGAACGGAAGAGTCTCAATAGTTGGTCCACCAATATTTGGTATAGGCGGATCATTCAATCCTAATATATTAGGAGTAAATAGAAATTCTACTTTTGACAATACATTATATGGTATATCTTCAAAAAATTCTATATTTTATGATGCTAATCTAAATTCTACTTTAAGATATACTAGTATAGTAGTTAATAGTTCTAATGATTATGGATTTCCGGTTATTAGTAATATTAGTATTCAAACCTCCAACGATGGTATAAAAACTAGTTATAGTTTTCAAACATATAATCCTAAAACAGGATTATTTAATAAAGAATTAACAGATAAAGCAAGAACACTAAATAATAATATTAGTAAAATTAATCAACAAATTAACACAATCAATAAAAGATTATCAAATAAAGCTCTACTAGAAAGACTTGATATATTAGCTAAAGCAAGATCTTCAAGAGAAGCTTACAAGGTTGATGATAGACGTACTAGATTTTACGGCACAAGTCCGGTTGAGTTAATTATCAGTCAAGCTCAACAACATTTAGATAGAGTTAAATTTACGGATGCTTGGAATATAACAAATAATAATGGAGAACAATCATTAAGATATTCGGATTATGCATCATATGGTACTGATCAAAATAAAGCTTTTTATTCTGGCGTTTATTATAGTATACGAAATCATCATTGGGCAGGTATTATTACTGGAGATGAAATTGGATCAGAATTATTTGAAGACTATTCTTCTAAATCCGCTATGAGTCTTGATGGAATATTGTCACCTGTTTCTTTTTATCCAACTAAACAAAATGGAACCTATCCTTTAAGTACTTTGGTTAGTGGTAGTGGAACATTTTTTGGTGGTGAACAAAACTTAAAACTATCTTATAATAATTTTACATATGATTTAGCATGTCCTAAGTGTCTTAATACTAGAGAGACCTTAATCTATAATTTAGATGGTACAGAATTGTCTACGCCTTTAAGAATACCATGCTCCGTATGCTCCAAGGCTAAATTAGATATCAAAAAGAATGATAAAGACCCAACTAAAAAAACATCATTACCAGATGTTAATTTATATAGTTTAAATCCCATAGTGGTACCAAGTGGCGAATTTAGGAATCCTTATGCTTTACCAGATGATATTTGTAGACACTCCATAATGGCTATTGGCAGAGGAGACAATCCTCAAACGAATGGTAATAATTTTGTGCTCTATAATAATATTAGAAAAGATAATATTAATAAAGACTATTATAGATATGATATGGATAAACAAGCAACAGATAATGTATTTATACTAAATAATCAAAGATTTATGGCTTTGCGAGGACCGCTAATGCTACACTCTTGGGGATTTGATACAGAAGGATATCCTGCGCCGAACGCTCATGATATGCCATATCATATTGATGATAATGGTCTAGTTTTAAGATTCAGACTGGTTGATACAACTGGTGATAAAAATTTTGGTAAAAATAATTTAGAAGCACCCGGAGCATTACTCCCATCATCATCACAATATGGAATAACTCCTTTAGGCGATATTATCACACAAGCATATACATGGTCTGGCTCGGGAACAGGGATCGGCGAAGGAACTGGTAAATGGACTAAAAAAAGTACTAAATCCAAATATTTTTATCGTAATTGGGCTCAAAAACCAGACTTATGGCCTGTTGGCCCAATAGATTTAAGATGGGATTCGCAAAGAAGAGTGTGGGACGCTAGTGGAGGAGGATGCAAAGAAGAAATTTTGCCACCATTTATAGTTACTAATAAAACAGATCAAGCCTCTTTACAAGAATTTTTAGCAAATAAAACAGATAATAAATGTCCGTATAGGAATGTTTATGTAACACTAGAAAGCGATATGATTAAAGAAGACGATTATGATAGCACATATTCTACTAGAGCATTTATAGATGATATAGAATATAATAAAGAACCATTGCAAAATGGATATAGAAGATTAGTATATGTAGTAGACAAAACAGGATATACTGCTCCAAAAGGAACTAAACTGTTGTGTAGATACGATAGATTAAGTGGATTTTATGAACCTTTGAGCAAACCATCAGTAATGGCTATAGGAACAATAGGGTCTGGAAATTCTGCAAGCGTTAGGCTGCATCATATTCAAGGACGAAGATCAGCATCAGTTCCTTTACTTGTAGTAAATTTTGATAATCCTTTGGAACTATCGGCCTCTGCTGGAAGTAAAGGTATTTTTATATTTATTAATGGAAAATGGACATTATCGGCAACTAAAGTATGAATAATTGTATTATATACGATAAAACCTTTTTAGAAGATTTGATAGATCAAAAAAACAGTATTAATGCTGCTAGTGTGAGGAACGATATTCTAAATAATCTGATCAGCACCACTGAAGCTGCGGATAATGTATGGACCCCTCTTTTTATAACTAAAGATAATAGTACTATCGACAACACCCTATTGTTAGATAAAGGATATGTTTCAGGATATAATAATGAAAATAATATTTTAGGTATACAAAATTTCTTAAAGATTATTAATCCAAAGTTTAATTTTTGGAAAACAAATGGATATATGTCAACAGATTGGACTCTAAATAGACAAAATATATCTTATTTTCCAGTACATGGTCTAATGTGCTGGTTTAAAAGAATCGTTCCGTCCAAAACTGGTAAAAAATTATCTGAGTTTCCAAATAATGCAAGAGTTAAGCTTTTTAACACATCAAGATCATTCGTTAAAATTGATGAAGAAACTCTATATGAAACTAACGATCCAAATAAAACATCTAGCAAGTTTATAAATAGCGAATATATAGAATTTAATTATGGAGACAGCAAAAATAATTATGTTAAATTATCTACTATTGGTAATAATGCATTATTTTTAGATAGTGATATTTTTGTTGAAGAAAATCGTATGGGTGTTTCTACATCAAGTAGCGTAAGCACATATAGCGACATAGTTATAGGACAAAGCAAATATCTTTTATGGATTCCAGATGGCGATGTATATAGTTATTATATAAATTTTGATGAATATATGGCACAATTTCCTGGCATTGCTCCTCGTTCTTTTTGCTCGCCATCTTTATATCAAGCATATAATGCTATATATCATAAATTAACATTTGATCTAAAGAGAAGAGAATCTTATAGACAAACACATACAGCAAGAAGCTATAAAAATTTATCTAAATATATTGCTACCAGTCCATTTATAGATGAATTTAGTATTAGTAGATTATATACTAAAGAAGTAATGGAGTTCGTAAATATTTTCATAAATAATAACTATGTATCAACAGGCATTGGTCATTTACAGTCTACGATAGAATGTCTTAATAAAATAAGTTCATATTTCAGTAAGCTAAGTTCTACCGATAATGATGATAATACTAGAAATTTAAATAATAATATTATATATAACACAGTAGGATTAAAACAAAAATTAGTACAAAAATATGGATCTAAACTTATACTAGGAGCAGAAGGGGTTGTAACATCTAATAAACCATTAGAATACGGAGCGAATGTTAGAGTAGATCAGTTTGGTGAATATATTGTCAAGTCCGAAGTAAAAAATGCTATATTATATACTAATCAAAGCATAGAGGTTGGCGATCTAAGTATAGATACAAATTATGCTGAAACAAAATCAAGAATTGGTTTAAAGTTTAAACAAAATCCTAAAGTACCAGCAAATATTATTCCCAGATCAGACCTGATGCTATGGGATTCTGCTAGACCAATTATTAAATATAATGAAAAAATCAATAAAATCAACCTAGTTCTTGCTAAATCTACTAATGATCCAAGTTTACCAGAATACAATAACATTAAAAATGACAATAGTCCAAATACATGCGTTTTTAAATATAAAGATGGATCGGTGCTAGGATTAAACTACACTAGTAATCTATCGGATCTAATTCTATTAAGAGTTTTACCAGAAACTCTGGATATAGATTCTTATAAAACAGCAGAGGATGAGAATAATCCTTCTGATATATTAGTCAGAAAAGATTTTGTGTGTAAATGGGAAAAAGTTAGTGGACCACCAGTATTATTTATTAATGATATTATTTTATCTATATCTACTAAAGGTGGCCCACAATTATTTTCTGATACATCTCAGGTTCAACAAACTATAAAAGATTATACTGGACAAGTTGTTGGCTTTGAATCATTGTCTCATGGGCCAGAAGTTTATGTTGCTCCATATTCTACAGGAAGGTATCAAATAAAATGCACGATTATAACTCCATACGGCACATTTGTTAAGATTAAAACATTTTATGTTACTAGTCTTGTTGGTCTAATGAGCCCCGATCTAAACAATACTCCCAATCAATTTTTTCCTAAAGATGTTAGAGGACGATATTTGTCACCAATATCAACTTCTTTTCCGTCAACGGGGCCGGGAGGAATAGGAAAACCTCCGCCTCCGATTAAACCGGATCCAGCAGATATAGAATATATTATAGATAGAGAAAAACATGATATTATATTAAATTCTAAAAATTTAAGAGTTCATACTCCAATTATAAATAGTATAGCAATACATGGTAGAGGATTAGCTTTACCTATAGCCATGACATCAGATATTAAAGTTCTAAAGAGTCGGCCAGAAAAATTAATTAACAATACGCTATACTATTTAGAAGATTACTATGGAGGACCTATAAAAGATGGCAAAGCGGACTCATCCTATAAGTATGATCAATCTTCTAATATTATATTAAGATATTTTTCTGATGCTAATATTCAATATAGGTTAGATAAAATAAAACTTGAACATATAAGACACCATTCTGATCCAAAATGCGCTAATTGTTTTAGTTTATATTCAACAGATCTATACGGATCAAGAGGAAACTGGATAAGAGGAAAGGGTTCTACTCTAGATGGATGGGAAAATAATACTTATCATTATAGATCTTGGGGTGGAGCACTTGATAAGGAAAATAATGAGACTTTTAGTACCGATTTTTCACCAAAAATAAAATCATATGGTGGCTGGGATAATGAAATAATTAATAATATAGGAATAAGTATTCCTAATCATCCGGATCCTGGAACTGTGTTTCCGGCTATCACAGGAAAGCCATTAAATTATAAATCTGACAAACCATCATTGGATCCTCCTTATTTTGCAGAGGGCTTTAAATATTGTTTTGAGGATATTATACCGGATAATTCTGATAAATATATCGATTTTAAAAAGGGTGTTTTTCATCCTCAAAGCGGATGGATATCTTATGATAGTCCATTACATAGCGGCATAGAGAATCTATCTAGTGTTTTAAAATTCAATGTTGGAGCTAGAGAGTCTTATAGTTTTAGCGGCCCTAGTATAAACAATATTCAGAATGATAGCTATATATATAGCGGAAATAATCTTTTTATTATTCCAATACAATTTAAATCATCAATAGAGATAGGAATAGCAGAAGGCGCTCAGTGGATTCAAGAAAGCATACAATGTGGCGGAACAACACCGTGTAGATCCGATAGTCCTCCTCACTGGGTTTGGCTTAATCAAATCCATAGAGAATACGGCGATCAAGATATACCTAGCGCAAATGGAAAAGCCTATGATCATGGATATAGAATATTAAGAGGAGGAGATCCAAAAAGATACGAAGCTAGATCTTACGATAATTTTTCACCCTTCATGGATGAATTTGGTTTCATTAGTGATTCAGAAAATAATAGGTTTAAATATCTTTTCCCAGTTTCTGGACCAAGATATCCTCCAGGGCCTATACCAGAAGATATAGTCAAATATATGAGTAAGGCCAGAAGATCCAATCCAAATTGTATTAAAGATAATGGAGAGCAACCAGCAAACTATTATGAAAACTTACCAAATCCAACCGGAACATGGAAAGGCTTTAGAAATCCTAGAGTATTGAATTTTTCTATTAAAGATATAGAAGTTAAACTAAATTTTCTAAACTATGTTAACACAAAAGATTTAAGTATAGTATTTGATTCTAAACCATGTCTAGATGAACTATATAGAATTGGTGGCGGTGAAAGATATAAATCACCAATTGCTGGAGGATCAATATTTATAGATCAAACAATACAATCAGATTTTGATAGCTTGGCAGCTCCACAAGACTGGCCTCTTAATCCAATAAATATTAATAATTCTGATTTAACTCAATATTTATATAGCTTATCTAATATGAATACAAGATTTACAAAAACATCTGTTGCTGGAATCTCTGTTCCATATAAAGAACCAACATCGAATCCTCACTTATATCTTTTAAATCAAGAATATATTCAGAATCATAGTTTTAATCTTAGTTTAAAATTCTCTGACCATGCCAATAAATATAATGTTGTAAACGATCATAACTATAATAATAGTTCAGGATATGTTGCTGCTAATTATCAAAATATTATTAACACTGATGATATTATAAAACCATCTATTTGTCCATTTGGATATAGTGATCAAGAAGTAAATATTTATCATAATGCGGTTACGGCTAATAAGCTTAACATTACCAATAATACATTTAGTAAATATGCTGGTAAACCAATGTTTGATTCTACTGTGCGTTGTCCACCAAGAGGTGGTGCTGGGATTAAGGGAACAAAAGGGCCTAATAAAAACGATGTCACATTTTTTACTTGCGCTATAACATTATATGATGAACATGATGATATGTTGCCTAATGATAATACTATTAATTCTCAATTATATACAAATATTTATGATTTTACTAATAAAATTAATTCTAGTAGTTTATATAGTTCATTATGTAGTTGGGAGCTGTTGTTACATTTTGGAGATACTAAAAAACCAACGGCTCCAATCTTGTCATCATTAAATTCATATGGAAATAATGAAGCATTATCTCTTATAGAGTACGGTAAGCCACCCCAGTATGGTGGGTATGGTTTTATGGCAAACTTAAAAAACTATAAGCATATGATGCCATTTGTAAATATTAATGCTCCTAATATATTTTTTCAAGATAATACAATTTGTGAAGCATCAGATCCGGAACTCATTGGAAATATTAAGGGTATTCCTGGCGTAGAATTTCCATGGCTGGCTATTTTAGCTGCAACATACGCATATACGGGAGCTGTTGGTCTTGGTGGGGCTGGTGGTTTAGGAGGAATTATGGCGGGTCTTGGAGGAGGCGACATTGCTATGTCTATAGCCGTAGGACAAATTGTTAATTATTTTAATGCTCAAAGAGCTCAAGATTTTAGACAAGCCATAGCTAATGATATTTATCATCAAGATTACAAACGATATCCTTTTGGTAGTCCAGAAAAAATACTAATTAATTTTTCAAAAGATAATATTTTTTGGTATAAAGCAGAAGCCTCTATTTTTAAATACGCTAATAGTCCTATATTGCCATATAAAAAATATAACTATATCAGATTAAATAAGGATACGCTGCCAGAATTATCCAGATTTTCTGTTAAAGTAGTTGAAAATATCAAAGATTTACTAGAGGAAAAGTCTATCAAAGAATTAACCATAGGCTGCACAGAGTTTAATGCTGTTAGCGGCCCATTGACTTATAATAATATATCGTATCATACGGATGATATTGTGGATGTAAGATTCTCATCTACAGATAGCTCTAATGTTTGTGTTGATGGTCTCTATTTTGTTCCGACTACTGGTAAATGGGTATCTTTAGCACAAAAACCTTCGATATTATGTGAGAAATCAGATTATATAACACGTAATCATGTTTTATATAATGATTTACCTGATACCGAATATAGCATTTTTAAAAATCTGTATTCAGATATTAATCAAAAAAAATTAATAATGATAGACGGAACTGTACCATTTGAGATATTTACTTTTAAGGATATTGTTCAAGTTAGTGGTCAAAATATTGCTCCAGATGCAATTATAGATGTTAATCTTATTGATGGACCAACAGGAGAAACCCCGTCCGTAACACCCACATCGACACAGCCCGATCAACCTGTTGCACCAGCGGATACTACTCCAAAATATACTACCAAAATATTAGGTAAAGCACTAATTTATAAAGATAAAAAACCGTATACTATATTAAAAGTAGATAGATTAGATATGGATAAAGCAGACTTTATTAGTCCTGATAATAATGTAATTGTAGTATTTGGATTATCGTCCTCTACAGACTTAAAGAATAATCCTGTGAACATGTATGCTTTTGAAAAAGAATCATTAAATAGGCCGCACCCGGAAGTATATAATACAACAAATAGTTATGGTTCATATGGAGATGGGTCTTACACAATAAATAAAAATATCCTATCTCAAATACCTATGTACAATAATATTGAAAAAATTGGTAACATGTTTAATAATCATAAATCAGATAGATTATTGTATAATAAAATGTTTTTTACTAAAGAACAAAGTGAACAAATTAATTCTTTAAAATATGTAGGTGCTTCTGTAGCCTATCCCCATAAACTGAATGATGTTATTACTGTTGTTGATAATAATAGTAAATATATAGTAAATAATCCAGCAAACTCAACAACTTTAGATAATTTATTAAGTAATTCTAAATATTTTTCGTTTAATAATGTTGATTTTAATAATATTCATTTAACATATATAAGAAATAATAATTTTAGAGATTCTTCGATGGTTCCGTACCCTAGTGGTTATATATCAATAGAAAATGATTATGAAGAGAAGCCGCCAATTGAAGCGACAGATATTAATGGAGATCCTATAAGTAATGAAGTTTTTCAAAATTTAATAACAAGGCTTAATTTATTAGAAAATACTAATGTAAATTTAGAGGTAGAATCAAACATAGGCGTAAATACTATTGTTGCCACAAATAAAGTCATTGAAAGTTATAATTTATCCTATATTTATAGACACTATGAATCTTTAACAGAATATAACTCTAATAAAAAAATCTCTGAATTAGCTCTTAGAGTTTTTTATCAAGAAAGAAATGATATTCTAAAACTATTAAACGAAACTAGCGATTATCAAAAAGCAAGAATAACAATAAAAAATAAAACATCTATTATCTCCGGAAAGATTGCTCGTGAAAATATTGAATCTATTACAGTATTAGAATCCGTTGTGGTTGATGATATTACAACATTTAAAGAAAATACTATATTGAAAGAAGATATTGTATCTATTACTAGAGATTTTGAACGAACTAGACATGGTATTAAGCCTCAAATTTTAGCTAAAATTAAAACATTCAGACCTTTTGATAGATTATCTCTTTTAGCTTTTCAGATAGAGTACGAATACGATAATGATAATTACTGGATAAATTTGGATCCTCATCAAGGCTGTAGTATAGCGGAAGAGCTAAGACCGAAAGTTTTGAAAAGCATAACATATGTTTGTAGACCAGCAAATTATATACAAGGAATATATGGAATGCCTCAATTAGCAATAAATAATATTTGTAATCATAAACGAGGATCCATATTGGAAAACGAAGAAGATGATCCTGATGGTATAAATTACAGCAAAGGTAGTACTAGTGGATTTAGAAGTGGGCCATATGAAACATATAAATATACTATTGGAGAAAATATAGTTAATAAAAATAAAACTAATTTAGAAAAAAAAGCAACAGCAGCAGGATTACCTATAAAATGGGAAGAAGTTACGATAAAAAGAAATTATCATATCAATGGCAATGCTGCTGGAATGGATACCATAAATAGTTATAAAGAAATTATGGTAACAGCAATAGAAACATATGATGTATTACTAAGCCCATTAGAAATAAAAGATAACAAGGCAGACAAAACCAATAGTACTCAGGATGCTGATGTGTTGGATATAGGCAATTTACCTGGTGGAGTAGGAGGTGGTGATCCGGATGATCCTTCTCCACCGCCACCAGATGATGGTAATTTTGTTTCTAGTTTGCCTCCACCAGGAGAAACAATAGGGGCTTCTGTTCCTCAAAAATCTGTTGATGGTTTTGGACTATTAACATTGGGAGGTATTAGAGCTGGTCAATCAATGAAAATATATAATGTATGCAATTTAGATAATGTAAATAATCTAAAAATAAAATTTAGAAAAATACCTAGACAATTACGCGGACTAGATATCTACAGTACTGTGTATAGATATGGTCCAACTGGTTTATTTAGACCGGGTAAAAGAAATCAAATTAGCGATATTTTGGATCCATACGAGATAGTAGAAGCGGGATCTGTTAGTGGTTCGTCTTTTCAGCCTATATTAAATAATAATATTTATTATTGGAAATGTATGGAAATAGAAGATACTAAATTAGTACCATCAACAACCCCATTGTTTTTTCAACTAATGAATGAGATGATGTATAGAACATTTTATGGATCAATAGATCGAATAGAAAATAAAGGCACCATATTAAAAAGTCAGTTTCTATGGGAAATGATACCATATGAATTTTTTACGAATACACCACCACCGAGAGAAAAATAATTATGTTTTGTGAGTTTATAAGCATAAGAGATAACACTTACAAATGCTCAAAATGTGGACTAGAGATCACTGTTGAAGATAATAATCCACCGATTTTTCCATGTTCTTATATGGATATTAGATCAGAAGAGCCAGGATTTGGCACAAAAATTAAAAACTTCTCTAAAAGCTTGGTCGCTCATGCTAAAAATAATTTTGTGTTAGCCAAAGATGAAGAAATAGAGAGAAGATTTAAAATATGCGAGAGCTGCGAATTCTTTAAAAATCAATCCTGTTTACAGTGTGGCTGTCCAATAAATAGAACACGAAATTATATTAGCAAATTAAGCTGGGATAGCGAAAAATGCCCAGTGAATAAATGGTAACTATTCTTTATCTTTTGTCCATTTATGCCAACCATTATGTGGTAAATAATTTCCATTATCATCTTTACGCTTTGGAAATAATGTGCCACCCTTTTTGTGTTGACCAAAAGCTAGAACAGCGCCACAATCAGCACATCTTAGTTCGTAGTAATCATTTCCATCAACATTTCTTACCACAAATTTAAGATTTGTACTACCACACATGCCGCATTTGGACTCACTAAAAATTTCCTGTATCAGTGCCAGTTCTTTAAAAATCTCTTTTTGTCCACTAGCCTCAAGTTCAAATTGTAGCTTATCATTAGCTTTATATAAAACTTTCATAAATTACTTCCATTCGTTTGAGTAGCCTAATATAGTTTCAGCAATACTGTCCATATTTTGTTGGTACTTGGACAATAATCTTATTATATCAACGGCTGATTCATGAGTCAAGTTATAAATATTATCTGTTTTTATACTATTTTCTTCTAATAGTTTAGTCACATTAATATTTAGTCTTTGAGCTAAAACATCTATAAAATTAATTTGTTGATTACTAATTTTATTAACACTATTTTGATCAGGATGATCTTCGATTTCTTTGGACAGTTCTTCTGCCGCTACTACTTTGCGCAATCTTAATGCTCTGCGCAATGCTCTGCCCTCGGCCCTTGTTTCTGCAACAGCAACCGGGTGATTCCTATAAACCTTGTCACAGTTACCCCAGTATACGTCCGCAGAGCCATCCACAGACACAATATTTAAACCGTTTGAGTCCTGAAGGGTTGGATTTAAACAGTATGATAGTGAGTGTATAACCGTTGCTCTTTTTTCATTTTCCGGACTAGGAGATTGAACAACCAAACTTGTTGATGATATTAATCTACAGTTTAAAACAGTTTCAAAAATACGCCTTAAACCATCCGTTGTTGGATTGCCACTAATCTTTTCATCGTCAGATAAAAGCCCTAGAACATAATCTGTCCAGTCTAAATCAGCAATTGTTGGAATTTTCTTTTCAACAATATTATCTTCAGCAACTTCATTTTTATCTTTTTTAGCCATTGGTATCCTTTATAATAAATTTCTGTTGTCCAGAAATGAGATCAGAATGATTTGTTTTTATAATCTGTAGTATTTGATCATAGATCAAAAACGCACGAGCATCAGAATAATCTTTAGTTTGTATAATTCTCAATAAGTTCCATCCTTTACCAATGATTAATCCTTCTTTTTTATTATCGTAGTTTTTATTTCTTTTTAAAGATTCTTGGCCCCACACAGGAGTGAAGTGAGATGGACCATCCACTTCTATAGCTAGATTTATACTAGGAACGAACAGGTCAATTTGCAACCTTGTGTTTACCAGTGTTTGCTCTTTATGAAACTCTACTTTATAACCATCACTTAATAGTCTTTTATGTAGATATTTTTCTAATTTTGATCCTACCTTGCTGGTGGTTCTTACTGCCATATTAGCAGATTTAAGTATGTTTTCTTTTGTGTTATCGTCTAAATTTTCCCAATTTTGTTTAGCTTTAAGCTTTCTTTTTTGTATTTCGTTGTCTTCGAGATTTTCCCATGCGTTTAATACTCCCATCCCTATTTTTTGTTTTGTGTCCTCTGATCTTTCTTTGCCTTTTGTTGGATGAGAGTGTTTGCCAGTTTTTAATGCATTTTTTTGAGCTTCGCTTTTATCTCTGATTTTTATATTATATTTTTTAGCGTCTCGTCTTATTCTATTAGCATAAGTATCGTACATAGTAGCTATATCAGCAAAGCTCTTACCTTCTGATGAATATAAAGATAATATTAGATCTTTTTTATCTTGATCAGATAGTTGGTCATACGATGTGTTGTATTTTTTCATAATCGAAATTCTCCATAATATCTAATGGTTTTTTCCAACATATACTGTATATATCATACAAATATTGATTGGTAGTTACAAAATCTAGATCAGAATCGTAAATCTTTAGCCATTCGTTATATATATTAGTTCTATTTTTTAACCACGGCATGTCATTACAATATAGTATTTTTTTATTAAGATTGGTGAAGTTCTTACTAATAATAACACTAGTTAAATCAAATAGCCATAAGTCGCCCTCAAAAAATTTAGCGTGACTCAGATGCAAGATAGGGATATTATAAGTAGTAATTTTATTACAAATACTATTAAATATAACAATATTTTTATATGGATTAGCATCTATCAATTTTCTAATATTTTGTAGCATAGAATCATGGTGTTGATCATTTTCTATATTTATAAGCATAAATCCTATATTATTTTTTATCACTGATTAATACCTTTAAAAAATTAGAATAAGACTGAAAACTTTTTGTATGTTTATATTTACTTGGTGTTAATGAATTCAGATCGTCAATATCTAGCGCTAATGCTCCACAAGCCCATGCTTCTGGAACGTAGTCGTCTGTTAATGCCAAATAATATTTGTTTTGTTTAAGAATCCTTGCCTTATCATATTCAAAAAGAAGTCCTAAATTTTGAGGATGTATTATAGAGCTATTATTAAATAATTTAATAGATAATATAGATTGTGGATAAAGATAATTATTTAAAGCTTCTGGTAAAGATTCTATATTGTCTAAAAAGCAAACTATGCTATCATATTTAGGTATAGAGTTATCGCTATAATAAATTTCATTATTAACTAATTTAGGTATAGTGATAATTTTATTTTTTGAATCAGTCTTTGTTTTCTGAATAACTCCTTTAAGATTAGGATGGTGTTCAATATATTTTGTTGTGTCATTATAAATAAAGATATTTACTGTAGTACCAAACTCATCAATGAATTGATTAATTTCATTATCTAATAATGAAGCTGCAAATATTATATGGGTAAATTTTTCTATATAATATATCCTATATAGATATCCTGTTATATTCAATACTTTTTTATTACAAAATGGAGTTGTTGATAATTCAATATTATTAATAAATTTATCATTTAATTTCTGTACAACTATTTTTGTTGTCATATAAATACTTTCGCTTTATCAAGATCTTTATAGTTATTAATTTTCATAATACTGCCTTTATTAATATAAACTTTTGTGAACTTTATATTTTTACTTAGTAAAAAATTTATTACTTCGAAAAGATACATTTGTTTAAATATATTTCTATCGCAAGTAGATAGAATATTAATCGCATCTTCATTCAAATATACAATCTCTGTCCATGGTTCATCCATATCAAAAAATAAATACTCTAAATTTTTAGACATAGAAGATCCTATAGAAAAATTGTTTTTATGTTTATGTAACATAAATATTTTACATTCTGCTTGAAGATGAGTCTTTTCTATTGTATTTTCTTTTAATAATAATCCACTACTCAAAATTAATAAATTTTTAGGTTTATATTGATCTATATATAATAATAGATTTTTAGCTTGATTCGTATTGTTATAGTCATGATTTACTAAATATCTGATTGTTCTATATCGATATAATTTGGATATAATTTTTTCAGAATCGAACCCTATATTAATGGTTATATGCGATTGTTTTGTTATTTTTTGCGCTTGCGCTATTTGATACTCAATAACGCTTAGATTTTTTCTTAATGGTAATAAACACTTTGAGCCAACAGACTTCATGCCTTTTGTAATTTCTGGAGTAATAATAAGAATATCAATCATAGTTTATAACTAAAGTATTTTGATTATTTTCTATTGTGTAGTCTTGTGTTTTTGAAAGAGCCCAATAATTATCTGTATTAATAAAAATACCATTAAAACTAGAATCAATTTTATTACATCTATAATAGTGAGCAGATTTTTGCTCAACATTTATCATATAGTTAATATTCTGTATACTATCGTACTTGGAGACATAAGCAATACTTTCATCATCTAGAATCCAAAGTAGATTTCCTGTCTTGTTTTTATTTGTTTCTAGAGCAACATGTAATGCTTTTGGAGAAGGAATATTCTCAAGAAAAGAATGAACTTTATATTTTATGAATTTTGGTAATTTTTGTTGCAGCATCTCGTGTATGTCGTAGCCGTTGCCATAACAAATAATAGTGATATATTCCGGTTTGATCGATAAAGCGTTTAAGTTTTCTATAGTATCTTTAAATGTTATATTACTAGTAATAAGAGCCAAGGAATATTTGACAATATTTTGTTGCTTAACATACTCCATCATATCTGTATCATTAAACTTATCGATATTTTCTTGATAAATATTTTTACTAAAACCATATCTACATGTGTAGTTATTAATAACAAAATAATTATTTTTTTCTACAATATTATGGATATCTTTTATAAGACTTGGTATACTAAAAGAACAAGGCATAGGATTAGAAATATTCTGAGCAAAAAGACATTTTTCGCATATGGTATTGCTCATATATTTTTTCTTTCTATTACTATAGTTATAGATGTGTCATCGGTATCTAGTGTTAAAATATCATAATGTTTGAAATCAATAAAAGTATATATAGATTCGATACTTAATAGGCTCTGTTTGTTAATAAAAAATCTTAAAAAGTCACCGGATGATATTGTTGCATTAACAAAATTATTGGCTATATCTTTAGCATTACTTATCGAGACAACCAATCTGCCAGTTGGTCTTAATTTTTCTAGTAGAACATTAAATACTACGGCATGATCTTTTTCTTGCAGATATTCTAAACAGTCTAGAATGATAGAGTCACAGGAATAATTAATGATCGAAGATATTTGATTAATATGCACAAAACCATCTTGTTTAATAGAAGAATCGACTGTTATAATTAGATTACGTTTCATATGTAAATGCTTTTCTAGAAATAGAAGTACAGATATTATTAAATTCGCTATAGAATTTGTCTATATTGTATTTATCATGTATGTATGACTGATTTTGTTTTAATAAACTATTTATATTATCCCATTGGTTCAAATCGTTTTTTAACCGATCATTAATAGTATTGTAGTCTTTTATATATGCTATATTGCTTATGGATTTGTCTATCTGACTTGATGATGTATAAACCAGTCCTCCGAAAGAAGCAGCTAATAATGCATCATATGTATCGTGTGGAATAATACATATTTTATATTGTGATAATATCTTTAATACTTCATCACCATCAGTATGCGCATCTATTAGATCACAATCGATAATAGTATTTTTAATATGTTGATATAAATTTTGTATACCATTATCTTTATTAAGATTAACTACGCATACATTTTTATTTTTATCTTTTTCATCTATTCTTATGACTCCATATTCAATATTTATATTTTTTTCTATAGTTGCTAAACCCCAAGATTTCTCTATATCTTTTGAGAAAAACAGTCTGTAAGAATTCTTTAATTTTTTGTCAAGAATTGCTTTATCTTCTTTTTTAAGAGCTTGTGGTGGTTCTTTATGAAATAATATTAAACTATTAACATGATACATTAAGCTATTTTTTATAGATGTTTGTGAATAATCTATCGGATTATCAGAGAGTAAAATAGAAAATGGTTGAGATGGCGAATCTATAATATTAATTGACTCGCACTGTAATAAAGTGGTTAAAAATAAATCTTTTTTACCATTATATAATAGCGTATTTTTACTAAAAATACTACTAATGATATTACTGGTAGCTATATTATTGAGCATATCTTCCTATAATCTCTTTTAGGTTATCGATATTTTTTATTATACTTGGTTGATCCAAGTCTAATTTTTCTTTATATTCTATAGTTCCATATTTTTTAAGATTATTTTTTTCGTATGATAGTATTGGTTCTGATTTATAATAAATAATATTTTTACCAAGACTAGACGATAAGATAGTCTGTATATTATCTTTTAAGGAAATATAGATATCTCCTGTTTTATGCGCCGATACTAGAGCATCTACATTATGGTCTATCGGCACAATGAGAATTTTATTGATAGAAAAATTAATATCAAATATTGTATATATCTCTTTTATATATTTCTGATACTGATCTAATAAGTTTTGAGTCGTATTTGGTAAGAATACTACCAAACAATAGTCTTTGTTCTGAAATTTTGTCACAAAATTAATAATCAGATTTTGTATAGTGTATTCCATAGTCGCATCGACAATTGTATAATATTTTTTATGTCTATTATAGATACCAAAATTAAATATACTAGAATTTTTGGATAATAGCTTATCATTAATTATATAATTTAGTTTCATCAAATTAGATATATTACAAGTACCCAAAATAGTTTTATCGGAATTTGTGCTATATATTAGCAGTCCATCTTGACTTATTAATTCACATTTCTTTTTTTCAATTGGAGACAATCCCGTATTGTCTAGTATCGGCCAGTAGATATTATTCTTGATTTTTGAAGTTTTTACAATTCTTGAGATAGGTAGATGCTGAATAAGTAAATCAAATTTAGAATATTTATTTTGCTCTATATTTTCAAACACGGATATTATTTCTTTATCCTTAATAGGATTTGTTCCATCGAATACGGATCTAGCTGTAATATTATGACCAAGTTCCATAAGATTATATAGCAGATTAGTTGATTCTAAACCCGCATTATTAGCTAATCTATACGGTCCTATATATAAAATATTCATGTGTTACTCTTTAAATGTGCATATTGCACAAAGTCTTCTTCAATAAATTGAGTATTAGCTCTTGCTTCTTCGGACCTATTATTATTATCAATCATCGTATTAACATAATCGTATACATTATCTATTGAATAGTTAGATATTTGTGTTGGAGAAGCATATGTGAATCCATAATCAGCACTCTGTAACATACTTAAAAATTTAGATGATGATAATAAATCTGCGTTTTTAAGATAATCATTACACATATTAATAATTTGAATAATATTTTCTTTATTATCTTTTGGTTTTGGTGGTTTTTGTAATTGACCTAATGGAGATAACCAGTTTGCTCTAAATTCTAATTGATCAAAATAATTTTCCCATAATTTAGTAATATTATCCCAATTATAAAATTTCTCTGTAAGTTGTCTAGTTTCTAATCTTTTTTTGTTTCTAATTGGAAATGGCATGTTCATATATTCTATAATAATCTTAATAAGATCATCATTATCTGGATATACTCTTATAGCTTTAGTTTCTATTTCTTTGAAATAGCTTTTGACATTAATTTTATAAGCATTCAATTTCTCTATAATATCTACCATAGCACTATAATTAACTGTGGCTATTGGTATACCGCAAGCGCCTGCTTCTACTTGAGGCATACCAAATCCTTCGCAAATAGCATATTGAACATATATATCGAATATGTTATATATGTCGCTTAATTGAGTATCAGAGACTCCATTCGACACAGATGGAAATTGAGAGCTTTTGTTCAAACATTTATTACAAATTTTTTGAGCACCACTAAAAACAGAAGGCTCTATATTTTGACAATTTTTACATAAATAAGTGAATATAACATTATTTGCTATATTATATTGACTTAATAATTCTGGTATATCCCATCCCATATCTGGATATGTGGTATGTAAATATAGATAGATCTTTTGTTTAGATTGCTCTGATTCAAGTATGGATAATATCTTACGCAACGAATTAAACAGCTCAGGGATTAGCTTGCGTTTTTGATTTCTCATTACGGACCCAAAAATAAAAGCATCCTCCGGTATACCAAATTGGCGTCGTAAAGACTTTGTATCTTTTATATTAAAGATATCGAGATTGACCCCTGGACTTGTTGTGCTGATATATTTTATTTTATTGTTTGTTTGTTCTTTTAGAACTTTTGCCCCCCAATCGCTATATGTAAAGATGGCATCTGTAGATAAAAATATATCGATCCATTCTTCTTGTTGTGGTGCTGAATCTACAGTTGGCATCAAAATATGATGAAAATAACTTCGTAATGGGGATATGGATTGATATCCTGTCATCCAAAAATCTCTAACATCAACAACAACATCTGGTTTAAAATCTAATAATACTTTTTCAAATCTCCATCGACCAAACTGATTATCTGTTCTAGACATATACTCTTTATATCTAGGATCACTATCTCTAACAGCATTGGCATAATATATCCAATCTATGTTCTTATCTCTTGGATCATTAACCATACCATAAGAAGCAAACTCTGCAACTATATACTTATTTGTTTTATGCCATCTAGATAAAATTTCATATGCATATTTTCCAAAGCCAGAATTAATAAAACTTGCTTCGGAACACATCAATATCTTTAGTTTAGATTTTTCCATATATAATAGAATAAGGGGGATATTTCACCCCCAATATTCTATATATTTCCTATTTGGTTTCAGAAAGCAACAGTTTCGGACTCTTCCGACTTAATTCTGCTCAACTTGGTAATCTTAGAAAAGTTATTAACTCTAACCTTTAGACTACTATGCTTAACACCATCTTTTTCCCATGTGTCATTTCTTAAGGAGCCTTCAACCATCACCAAGTCGCCCTTCTTCAAGGACTCAGCAATAGTTTCGGCGCCGCTATCCCATGCCTCGCAGTTAATAAAAGATGTGATCCTGTCTTTTTCTCCATTAGCCTTAACATAATCTCTGTTAACAGCAATAGTAAAGTTGACAACGCTTGTTTGCTTTCCATTAGGATTAACAACGCGTAGTTCCGGATCTCGTGCTAAATTACCCTTCAACAAAGTGATATTCATAATCAAACTCCTAAAGTTAAAAACGCCACAACTATACATATTATACCAAGACGGCGTCGATTGTCAAGATCTTGGTATAAAACATTTCTCCACTATAAAAGAATCTTTTTTAGAACTTTTATTACCTAAGAATATTAGTACATTACCATCGAATAGATAGTTACGATATTTTGATAATTGCTCAGGAAATAATATTACTGAGTCTAGTGATGCAAATTGATCCTCTATTGTGACAAAGGCCATTTCAGCCCCAGGATTTTTGCCGTTTTTTGTTTTGACAAAGTTGATGGAACTAATTTCTCCTGCTAAAATAATATTTTTTGATGCGTTGGTAGTCTTGAAAGCTTTACAATCACAATTTGTCATACTAATATCATAAGAATCTATCTTAAAACAAGTTATAGAGGCCCCTAATAAAGCATTTTCTGTATCAGATAGCCATTCTATTTTATCATCTAATGAATATGGCGGATTGTTATATAAATTGATAAGATTTTGTATGCTACTTTTTCGCTTAATATTAATTTTATTTTGTGTCAATAAACCATGTAAAGATTGTGCAATAGACGACTTTTCCAAGTCTAATAGATCTAATTCTCTAGAAGTTAATTCAGATATTATATCGTATTCAAATAACATTTTTGTACGGGTGATATTATGATGATCTAAAGCGCCACATGATATTAATGCTTTAGCTGCTGTGGAATTAATTTTTGTTAAAACTTTAACTAAACATGTATTCCAAGATATATTATTTATATCTAAGTCTTTAATAATAGTTAATAATTTATCATAAACAGAATAACCGACACCCTTAATATCGGTAAGACCAAAATATATTTTATCATCGCTAATAGTAAAATGCTTATTAAGCTTTCTTACATCAGGAACACATACAATCACATCCATTTCTGTTGCATTACGTATTAGTTCTTTTATTTCTTTTTGAGGATCCATTTTATCTTTTGCAAATTTAAGGTATGATGCAAAAAATACTTTAGCAAAATGAGCTTTTGCATAAGCCGAAGAATATGCATTCATAGCATATGACACAGCGTGGCTTTTGTTAAAAGAATATCTTTGACTTTTTTCAATCCAACTAAATATTTCGTCTATTTCTTCGTCGTTGACTATATTCAGTTTTTTAGCACCATCCTTAAACTTTACCCTGATCTTAGCCATTTCTTCTGGCTTCTTTTTGCCAATTGCTTTACGCAGCATATCTGCCTCTTGTAGATCAAAACCAGCCACCGCTTGCGCGATTTGCATGGCCTGTTCTTGATATATCATCTCTCCATAGGTTGATTTTAATGATGGCTCAAGGGATGGGTGAAAATAGTCTAAGCTTTCTTGACCATTCTTTTTGTCTATATAATGATGACTAATACTTTTACCATCTCTATAAGCTTCCAAAGATCCTGGCCTCATAATACTAATTAGGGCAGATAGTTGTTCTATATTCTCTGGTTTTAATTTTTTAGCCATACTAGAACCTAACCTTGATTCTAGTTGAAATACACCCTTGGTATTACCATCTCCGATCATAGACCATGTTTTTGAACAATCAAGATTAAGATCGCTCAACTTACCTGTAAATTCTATTTTTGGAATTCCTTCTGAGGTATATTCCAAAACCTTGAACTTACATCCACAATCAAAAGTAAAATATTGAGTCATTTCAATTTTTTGCAAGAGCAAAGGCGTTTCTGAATTTTACCTTATTCGATAAATTTCTATGTAATTTCATAAACCTTATCAAAATATCAGCTGTTGCCCTAACATCATTTAGAGCATCATGAGAGCCACTATTTCCTAATCCTAAATATTCTCTAACATTATCAAGTGTATAGTTTTTAAGCTCATTATTACCTTCAAACCAATAAAAAATAACGTTCATTAAGTCAATAACATCTCGTGGATAAAATAGAGATGTTCGTCCCTCCTTATTGACATTATTATATTTTATGCTTAATCTATCTATAATTCTTAGATCGAATCTATTAATATTATAGCCAGCAGCAATAGGAGCTGTAAAGCAAGATTTTTTATCAGATCTTATATGATATTTTTCCAAATATGATACAAACATTTTCCATCCACTGTCTTGTTTCTGGAAAGATCTCCAATCTTCTAAGATTTTTGTTTTATCACATCCTCTAACTTTGGCATGAAAATCCAGAACATCTGAATCATCATATATATATTCTGGATTATCTTGTATTGCTTGGGGCTTTAGATTGATATTAAATTCTGAATCTTTGATTATTTCTAATTTATAAGGATCGATAATAACAGCAGCGATTTGAACGGGGCTACAAATATCGGGATTAGCCCCGTCCGTTTCTAAATCGAATACACAAATTTTTTGTAAATTAGCCATTAGTCTCCACAACTGTGTTTCCTGGGAAAAAAGTCCTTTGATTACTATCTTCTAGAACGTGACAGTTCACGGTTCTGCAACAACTGACACGAACCTCGGCGATTTTGACATAGTTAATATTATTAACCTTGAATATTTCGCCAGCAGCAACTTGATCTAAAGTTTTTGTTAGCATTTATAGTTCTCCGTGTTTTAAATATTCTGATACTGACATAATTTTATCCAAATATGCGATACCCAATATGTCAAATTTTATTAGACCCAAACTCTCTAGATCGTTCATCTCCATGCCAGCGATAAGCTGATCATTTCTGTTATCATAGACCATCGGGCATAAAGACGCAAGGTCTTGAGTACCTATTATTACACCAGCAGCATGTTTGCTTTGATTAGATTTTGTTCCCTCCAATCTTATTGCCTGTTCAAATCTTTTAGATAGAGGCCCAGATAAAGTCCCGTCCTCTTCAGATATATAGCACCATTCTTTTAGTTTATCCGTATTATTTTCTAGAGCCCATCTGATAATAGATGCTTCTCCAGTATCTTCTTTCATTTCTTGAAGCTCGTCCGCTATCTTAGCTTCGTCAGGAATAAACTTAGTAATAGTATTCATCTCTTCGAAACTAATATTACCATATACTCGCAATACGTCTTTTAGTGCCCCTCTACCTTTCATAGTATTAAAAGTAATCATTTGAGATACTTTACTGTGTCCATATTTATTTTTTATGTATTCTAATACTTGTTCGCGTTTATCGATTGGAATATCTATATCAATATCTGGCATAGAGATTCTATCTTTAGTATTTCTACCAGCATTATAAAATCTTTCGAATAATAAATCATATTTCATGGGATCAATATCTGTGATACCAACAAGGTAAGAAACCAGACACCCAGCCCCACTTCCTCTGCCCGGTCCAGGTAGCCAGTTATTATGTCTAACATGGTTGACTATATCTTGCACAATTAAAAAATAACTAGATAAACTAGCACCTTGTAATATATCTAACTCATATTTTATTCTATCTACATAAACTTGATGATCATCCTTTGGAATATTTGGAATGATTTTATTTTTCCATCCAACTCTACACAATTCCCTTAAAAATTCATCAGGATCATAGTTTTCTGGACAATCAAAATTAGGCAATTTTGGAGCAGATAAGATGTCGAACTCTTCTATTAAGCTATCGACAAAAATTGTATTTTCTATTTCCTGTGGACTATGTAGGTTCGTCATCTCTTCTGGAGATAGGATATAATATTTATCACTTTTAAAGAAGCACTCCATAGGAATACTTTGATTATTAATTAATTTAGTATTAATATCAGATAGTGTTGTTTTTAAATTATTGCAAAGAAGAATCCTTTGGTCTATAGCGTCGTCTTGTTCGCAATAATGAGCATCGGGAGTAGATACTGCCTTAATTTTACTTAATTCGGATAGTCGCCTAATCGTTTCTGTTAAATAGACTTGTTCTTTTAGATAGTCTTTATCGAATAATTGTGTTTCCAAATAAAAATTATTATCACCGAATATAGTTTTCATATTGTCTATAAAAGAAAGACCATTAGAAATACTATTATCCTGATCTTTTAAGATAATATCCGATAGGGTCGATCCCAAATGACCACAAACACCTATTATGTTACCATCTAGTAATTCTGATAATTTTTTGATACTTAGTCTTGGCTTATGGTAAAAATAATCTGGCCTATTTGATTCCGAGACTATTTTGATGAGTGTTTTCCAGCCTTTTAAATTTTTAGCAAGTACGAGAAAATGCGACAAGGAAGCATTCTCTTTTGTTTGTATTGATGGATCATCTTCACAAATATATAATTCGCATCCAAGAATAGGTTTAATATTCTTAGATCTCATTTTCTGATAAAACTGTACCGATCCAGCAATATTACCATGATCTGTTAAGGCGCATGATTTTATGCCCAGTTTGGCACATCTGGTGGCAATTTGCTCTGGTCTATTTAAGCCATCCAATAATGAAAAATGAGAATGACAATGTAGTACTGAATAAGTCATACGGTTCCGGGTGCTTTGTAGGATCCAAAAGAATGATTCGGGTGCTTGTACATACTCATTGTAGCATCGATCCCGTAAAGTTCAAGGTCGTGCTTCACTTGTTCACATTTTGTCATGATCGAATCTTTTTGACATATTTGTCCATCCCTATACTCTTTCAATGGCTCAATATTAGTATTAGCAAATGTAGTCTTACCAAAATGACATAATTTATTACACATCCAACTTTTATTCAATCGTGGTCGTTTAGTTTGTTTAATGATTTCAAATTTTTGACGTAACATATTTTCAGTATCGGCAAGATCGCTATCATGAAAAACCATAGAAAAAGGACCACCATCATTAATAAAATATATGGAAAAAATAACATTCTCTATATGAGGATACAGTTTTTTAATAGCATAATGATAGATTTTGAGTTGAGGATCTTTTTCTAATTTTTCTTGTGTTTTTTCTTGTCCTGTTGCCCAATCTAGTCTTCGTCCAGTATTATGTGTTGGAATATAATTTTCTGTACACAGATAAGTATTGTCTGGACTGTCTACGGAAATGCATTGAGTTTTTTGTATAATCGATTCTTCTATTTTAGAAACTCGTCTAACCCTAGATCTTCCAGATCCCCAATTTACATCCACAAGTTCTTTTTTCCTGCTCAATAGAAAAGGATTAATGTCAATTGGACGAAACGAAATAGGATATATGATTACGTTTTTTTTGTAATTTGTATCTCTTTTAATACACGCTTGATTCGGTCTTTGCCCAAGGGTTAAAAGTAGGTCTTTAACATCGTCGGATAGTTTTTTATTACAAGAAGTAAACACAGTTTGTTTTCTAATTGGATTTACATTTCCGTCTGTATCCATCAAACCCCTTAGTAAGTCTAGCCTTTGTTGAAAAGATGCTCTCAAATAAATTTTTGGTATATGTTTATTATTCAATAGATTTAAAGATTTTAGTATTTTTGTCACATTTAGGATCGATACTGTCTTATTTTTTGATCTTTTATCATTTTGAATTTTTCCTAGCTCATAACCTCTTGCTTGTATTTCTTCAAAAATTTCAGTATCATTGCCACTAATCTCGCAGCCTCTATTTCTTCCGTCTCCTAACCAGACTCCTAATAGATAAGGATCTATTGGTAGGGATTGTTCATTACATTTTAATGGTTTTGTCACATTAATAGTATCGCCAATAACTAGATCCTGTATAGATACCGTTTCACCATTAGATAATTTCCATAAATGCTCATCGTCACAAATTACCGATGTTTTGTCATCAAAAGTTACTCTGAAACATTTTTTTGTTTTGACTTTTGATTTTCCAACAACGCGACATATATTACCGTATTGATCAAAGACATTACATCCCACATTTATATCTGCAATTGTTGTCCATCCGTCAAGAGTAGGTAATTTTGTATCTAATGGCAATCCTTTCCAATCTATGACCTCAATAGTATTATCATTAGCCAAAGTTATAAGATCTATAGTGCCTTTTAAGCCCAAATATCCATCTAGTTTTTGATTATTAATATTATACTCGTATTTAGCCCATGGTTTTTCTATTACCAAATCAAAGTGTTGTTCTGGTCTAAGAATGGTGCGATTTCTAGGATCAAACATACCGCCATTAAATTCTATAGCCTTGTAAACCCAATTATAGCAGTCCTTATAATCTTTTAGAGTCCAAGTATGATGACTATTAGCGGTACTATAATGCTTGTATACTTTTTCTATTATGGTATTAAGACTATAGTCATTTATATCTATAAGACCTAAGAATTCGTCATCATTTATATGAGATAATTTATCTTGCTGACCTTGTTTGATCATGGCAAGAATTTCTAAAACTTTATGGACTATTGTTCCTTTATCCGCCTTTTGTCCACTTGGGCCCCTCCATCCTAGTACATATTCAAAAAAATATTGTTGTTCGCACATAGAATGGGCATTATAAGACGAACTACGGAAATAAGTTATAATCATGATATCCTATTATTGTGGTAGTACATTAAAATGTAACATAAGTTTTTTAAGTTTATCATATTGCTCTCTAACTGTCATATGTTCATTATTAATGATAGCATTAAAATTATTCCAATCATATCTGCAAGCATCCAATATTGATTCGCTAATATGTTCTGATTTGTGTGGATTTCTATTTAGTCGAAATACTATTCCTCCATTATTTTTTATAGCTTCTATTTCATTAGGAAATCTACAATCAGAAACTATAACAACTTGAAGTTTACTCTTTTTAATTTTATTGATAAGAGCATTTACCCAAATATTATTATTTAATTTTCTAAATAAGTCCGTGCCTATTAATTGCATTAAATCTCGTGCTGTTAGTTGCTTATCTTCCCAATAGGCATCAACTAGTTCATTCTTATTATGATCTTCGCCATAACACTGAGCATATGATAATCCAAACATGTTCATGCATATGTCTTCTTTCAATGGGTCTGCAAAGTTATATATTTCAACATCAGAATATCCATTAGATAATAATAATCCTTTTAAAAATTCTGAACAAATAGTTTTGCCAGACTGTTTACGTCCAGAAAATGCTATAATTTTGGTATTCATTAGTACTTATCTCGTATTTGTGGTGAAATAATTTCTTTTACTTCTGAGACGGTCATCTCGGCAACATCAGGATGATCAATATCTATTTTATAGACATTATATGTTTTCGAACATTTATCATAAATTTTTTCTGATGCTTTTTTGCCAGCTTCATCATTATCCATTAACATATATATACTCATAGCCCCGGATATATCCAATAATAGTTTTTGTTTGTCTTGTAGCACAGATCCGAATAGGGCTACGCTATTATGTATTCCTGCCTCTTCAAGTCTCCATACATTGCCGGGACTTTCTACAAGAATTATACTTTTACTTTGTTGTATATAGTCTTTCGCATACCATAAATTATATAGATATTCTTGAGTCTTAAATCCCTTATTATGCTTCCATTTAGAGTATTGCCATAAATAGTCATCTTTTGGACATAATGCGTCTAAACTATGATAGCCCTTACATTTTTCGCAGGAGTCGAACAGACTTCTTCCAGAACATCCTACCATATGTGAGTGAGAATCGTCATAAACAGGAACAACTGCCCTTTGGAACATTTCTTTTTCACGACTGGTGCATTCTCCAACATCATATTTGATTAATATATCTCTTGAAAATCCTCTATCCAAAAAGTATTGTGATGGAATATCTAGATTTTTAATAATAGTGGCTCTTGACACCTTTGGTGATTCATCTTTTAGTCTTATATCAGACTGTATATGATTGATAACATTAACAAAATTATTTTTTTCAACCTCTTTTTTATTGACTTTAATATTATCAGGATTTTTCTTACTAAACTTTATTGCATATTCAACAGCATCATTAAAAGATACTGTCGAATCTCCTGGTCCTGTCCATCCATTTTGTTTAGACAAACAGCCTCTAATAAAACCAATGATAGATCCTTTGAATGTTTCTTCGCATTGATGAGTACGACACTTCCAGTTTCCCCTGTATGAGTCCCCTTTATAATATAAGTTACACGCAGAGTTGTTATCTCCTCCGTGTATAGGACATCTCATGGCAATCATACGATCAAATATTTTATAGTCTGTGATATTTAGACTATCTAATAGATTATCTATATCTTCGCATAAATAATCGGACAATACTTTTAGTTGTTGCTGATTATATGAACGGGATTTCTTGATCGTCATCATTGTTCTCGTCATTAACAATAAATCCTTTATCTGTGTTAGTATTATTATTTACTAATTCCAATCTAGTCTTACCTTCTTCAATTTTTGCGCACCAGCCCTTCATATGACAATTAATATAATCATTATCATCTAAACCACCACCATGTCTACTAATAATAGGAACAAGTTTTCTATTACCATTATTTGGGCCATCTTCTGCAATTTCTTCATCGCTTTTTCTTTTGAAGATTGTAAAATTACTACATAGCCATATAATTCTATCTGATCCGCTAGCAGTATCTGTTGTTTCTTTTGTTATTCCATCTCTATTTAATTGAATAAATCCAAGAATCGGAACTTTATATCTGACAGCAAAATTATGCAAACTAGTCATCATAAAGCCTAGAACTTGGTATTCTTTAAGATCTTGACTAATTCCTTGACTATCCATAAGTTTTAGATAATCGTAAACTATAACACAATCTTTTGCTGTGCCGTCTGGATGCAATCCAACCTCCTTTACTAACCATCGTCTCATTATAGCCAATTGCTCTTCAAATGGTTTACCAGCTATTGATTTATAGTAAAGTTTAGCGTTTTTTAATTCTTGTTGAGCACCAACTAATCTGGTATTCTTATCCGGTGATTCAAAAGCTTTCCCAGTTTCTATATCATTAATTTCTATTTCTGTCATCATAGCCAATAATCTATTTAAATGATCATCAGTACTCATTTCTGTATCCATATTCAATACAGGAATTTTTACATTCTTAGCTATGTGTAACCCTATATTATCTGCCAGAAGCGTTTTACCGGTTTTTGGTCTTGCTGCTATGATACTAACGGATCCTTTTCGTAAACCACCCCCTATAGCGTTATCATAAACGTGAAACCCTGTCGATATACCGACTTGATCGATTGGATTTTCTTTAATATTATTGATATAATCATCGACTATATTAGCAACACAAACAGGATTATTATCTGTATCATTTAATAGAGTTGAAAAGTTAAATATACTATCTTCTGCTAGTCCTATAATAGATGATATTGGCTCATTGCCACTAATATCTAGTAATTTTTCTTTAGCATTTTCCAGTTGTTCCCTTAAAAGTCTAGCGATTTGTAGTTTGCGTATTTTTGCAGCAAACTTTCTCACGTTTTCAAGATTAACAGGAAAATCAATAATAGCTTTTAAATGTTGTGTCTCATTCTTTTGAGATAGAATATGACTAAAATTTAATGATTGGGAAGTTGATAATATCGATGCTATATCTATAGATGGACTATGATCTTTCTCACAGATTTCTTTTATAACCTGAAAAATCATAGCATTACTATCAACAGTAAATGTCGATGGCTGTACAATATCGGCAATATCTAAATATGCATTTTCACCATATTTACATATACCAGACAATACCGCTCTCTCTGCGGCAGGATCACAAAGTATCATTTCATCTCACCCAGCGTTTGTCGAACAGTTATTACATTTATAGCGCGAAGGACTGTCATGCACAAGAGCTGGATTTATATTCTCTGTTTTTCCACAAACTCTGCACTTCACAGATATTGGTTCGTATTCTCTTGTTCGTGCAACCGGCGGATGTTTTGCTAATTTTTCATCTATTAGCTTATCATCTTTATGCATATTGAATTCCATCATTTTTTCAAATTTATTAACAGAGGACACTTGCGATGTCCTTTTATTCTTCGTTTTAATTTTACTATTGAAAGAAGGCTCTTCTGTTGAAGCTTCCGTCTCTTTTTTACTTTTTGATTTTGCTTTAGTTGGTTTTTGTTCTTGTTTTTCTTCGTTAGGCAGCATAGCTTGTAATAAAGAAATTAGATTTTTTATCTGATCAGGATTATTTAATAAGTCTTTAGGATCCATGTTTAGTTTTACTCTTTTGAATAGATAACATAATATCAGATAGATTTTTTATACTATTGGCTAAGTATTGTAATCTATCACTACGTTGTTTTGCGTATTTTCTAATACTATTAAGTCCTGTGGCTTTTTCGTTATGTTTTATAGCTTGTATAGATTTCTCTATATATCCATATCCTTTATAGTTATTTATTTCGTCAGCAATCACTTCTTTGATACTTTCTTCTGCCCAATTATATCTAGCAAGTTCTCTATTTAAACTACGCTGTAAATAAAAAGCAAATTGAGATAGTCTATAAGATATTTGAGCACAATCTTCAGGATTAAGCTTCTCTATTTCATCTCTACTCATTGATGTATAGGTATTGATCTCTTGTGAAGATATTACGGATGCAGAATATTCCGATAATCCAATAGATGTTTCATACTCATCTAATATCTTATCCCAATATTGTAATTCTTCTTTTGATGTTTTATTGTTCATGATTTATTCTATTTATCCATTGCTCTTGATTTTCATTATAAGGCAATTCTATATAACGAATATTATTATTGTCGCACCATTCCTTTTTTTCTCTATCTTTTTTTTGAGCTTTCAAAAAACTCATTATATTTCCGTGATAGAATGGTATAAATTTATAGTGTTGTTCACCATGAACTTCGATACATAATTTTGATAACGGTATATAAAAATCCAAATATAAGGTTTCATTTCTTTTTAAGGGTATTGATACTTCTTCAAGAATTTGTAGTGTAGGAAATAAGTCTATCAATAGACCCCTGGCAAGTAGATGATACGACGACTTATGTGCTATTCTACCTTTGGCGATGTGTCCAGTCAAGTGCCAAGATACTATATCGCCATCTAAATTCACAACATCCATCACTTTGTGATACCTAATATACTTTTAATAGAACTTTCAACTTCTTTAGCAATATCCGGATTTTCCATTAGAAATAGTCGTACTTTTTCTGCTCCCTGAAATTTATGGTTTTCTTTGGCTGTTTTAACTGTATACCATGCCCCGCCTTTATTTATAACTCCGACGTCTGAGGCCAAATTAACAAGCTCCGTGAGTTTATCTATGCCTTCGTTATATCGGATAAAGCTTTTTGCTACTCCACCTGGAGGCCCAAGAGCAGAACAAATAACTTGCCACTCAACCTCTTGACCTATCTGTGTATCATCTGCTCCTAAAGACCATGGTTTAGAACTTTTTGCTCGTAATTTAATATCGGTTTGATAGGCGATACCTTGTCCGCTTTTCTCCTTAAATTCCGCTCCATATCCTGTTGGGTTGCCCATTAAATGAGTAATACCAATTACGATATTTTTATTAACAGGAATAACGTTAGAAACTTTTCTACAGAATTTAGCTAATAGTTTTGCTCCGTCTGCTCTTTGCATTTTATCCATATCGCTAGTAATTTCTGCTTCTGTACATAATGCAGAATAGGAATCTATGATAACTATCGACCCGGGAATCTCATTGATGATTCTCTCAGCTATTTGTAAATATTCTTCAGCGTGTAAAATTTTTCCTTGTTGAGATCCTATGATATGAAATCGAGTTAAGTCCAATCCTTTGATACCTAATAGATCTCTTTGTTTTAATCTACCTTCGATGTTTAGATAGTACACTTCTCTAGGACTCTTTAGATCTCCTTGATATTCTGGTTTTTGTGCTGTGGTAGCAAAATCCAACGAAGATAACGTTTTTCCACATTTTGGTTGTCCAGTAAATATTACGAAACTACCTTCCGGTATACCGCCACCTAGAACTATATCTAGGGCTGGACTAATTGGGATAGTCAGTATCTTTTTTTCTACTAGCGAGTTACCGGATAGTATAATATCATCTCCAAAATTTTTTATTATATCTTCTTTAAGACTCATTGTCTATGTCCTCTAAAATTGAAAGTATATTTTTGGTTTTACTAATGTTTGTTTTGTGTTTTTTATTCAAAGATCTATCTATAGTTTTGGAAAAATCTTTATTCTGTGAATCTATAAGTTTCTCGTAGTGTTCTATTATAGGAATAAGAAAAGGCGCTCGCAACGAATATGTATTTGCTGTTTTATCATCTTGTAAAGCCTTGACTATAGCCAAAGGATTATACTTTTTTACCAATTTGTTTGCTGTTGCTATTTGATTTCTATAGTATGCAGACCATTCCTTGTTAACCCAAAATCTATAATGTAAATCCTTTTTGTCAAATTTTGCTTTTTTTTCACAGATTAGTTCTACGATATATTGAGCGGCAGACACTTCTTTATTATTAGAATAACGAGATATGAATTTCATTTACTAAATGGTCTAAATATGTGCTCTGTGGAACTTTTTTGAGATGCAAATTTGATTCTATCATGATCATTCATCATAGAAGCTTCCTTGGTCATAATAGCGACACTATTTGTTCTTTTAACAGCTGTTTGGTTTATCATAAGGTCTTTAGCTGTTGGAGGTTGTTTAATTAAATTTTCTGATTCTATAATACTTTGAATATTATCGACAGACAGGTTGATCTCCGATGATATCTGTTCAGCATTCAATCCTTGACTAAATAAATATTTAATAGCATAGATACTACTTTTTGATAATTTACTCATTATAATCTTTCCCTTTCTGCTCTATTGAGCCAAGCGTTGTTGCCTGTTGATAAAAATTTTAAGTAATATGAGAATACAAGACTATTAACAGAAATAAACTTGTCTGTTGGTCTAACAACATTATCCAAAAAACTATAGCTTTTTTCAGTATCAAACTTTGATAGAGGATTGAATAACTGATTATTATTAGATACTTTAATATGATAAGACATATGATTATTTTTTTCTATAATCTTGGCAAGCGTTTTGGTATTTTCTTCATGCGTTCTACCATTTCCTTCATTATCCACGAATTCTGCATGATTAGCATGACAATAAAAATATTTATTGGATTGAGAATTATTAGACGTATGAGCACTGGGACTAAATATAAAATTCTTATCCATCTTTATTTTCCTTAGATTGAGCGTTATTGGCAGCAAGACCCATACAATTTTCTATATAGTCAAAAAATAATTTCAAATAATCATCATGACTATTGCCAGAAGGCACAGGAATATAGTAATTATTATTACATATAGCTTTTGATTGTGGCAATGATGACTTCGGATCATGTTCCAAAATATTTGCTGTTATACTAATAAATATCTCGTGTTTTGCATCAGTTTGTTTCTTAATTTCATACATGTCTTTGAAGATATAGTCATAATCAGATAGATCGATATTATGATCTTTATTGAGTTGTTCTACCTGACTCTTAATGAAGGTCTCATTTTCAGGCGACCATTCTGGTAAAATACTTTTAATATTATCTTGTTCCATATACTATTATGTCCATTTAGGTTTAATTCCTTTCGGTATTCTGCTCATTCCTTTTGGTAATGGTTTAACCGATTGATCTTTATAGGCATTGTGCTTATTATATAGCTCTTGCTTTTGATCATTGCTCATCTTATCTCTATTTCTATTTGCTAGATCGCCAACAGTTTTTAATTCGCTATCATGTTTTATAACTGATCCTTGTATGGAACCTATATCATCATGATAGCTTCTTGCAGTATCTTTAGCGTAGCAAAAAAGACAAACTGGTGTCGGATTATAGTCTTTGATATAAAAAAATAGCTCAAATTTTTTATTGCACTGATTACAACAATAAGTATACGTTGGCATTATTTCAAATCTCTTTGAGCATCTTTTAACCAGGATATGTTTTTTGTCTTTAAAAAAGTTATGTATTTTTGAAATACTTGCGGCGTAACCTCTCTAAATATCCATTCTGTTTTACATACTAAATTGATAAAAGATAAAGAATTTTTTTCTTCTATGGGAGATAGAATCTTTTTCGGATTAAATATCTTAGAGTTGGGATCTAGTTTGATATAATAACGACCATATGATTTATTACTGTCTTCAAAATGTTTTGGTCTTTTAGTAAAGACAACTTTTGCTACAGCATCGTTCATATGCTCATCATATAGTCTTGGATATCCATCCTGATCTACATAATCTTCGGATCCAGACAAACAATAAAATTTATCATTACTATTATCTAGTTGTTTTGTATTAAAAATAGCCATCTATATATTTTATCCATTCTTTTTGATCTGAGCTACTACCATATATAGTATGTAACTCCTTCGCTAAAGGCAAGTATCTTGGCTCATAAAATGGTTTTTTGGGGATATTTAGTAATTTCATGTTTGCTTGTTCCGGAGTTTTATTAGATTTTTTTCTATTGCATTTGACACAAGCGGTTGTTATATTTAGCCAATTTGTAGCATCTTTTTTATCTGGATAGAATTGGCTTTTTGGAATAACATGATCATAAGTCAATTCATTATGATTAAATCTTAAACCACAATATTGACAAGTATGATTATCTCTAATAAATAGATTTTGTCTAGAAAACTTTAGTGATCTATTGTAGATATTAAAAAATCTTACGGTTTTAGCAACCAATGGTACTTTAAATTGTTTATTATTAGTACCCTGAATAAATTTATCTTTATAATATTCGAGTATTTCTATTTTAAATGTTGGACTATTTTCATATTTAATAGACCATACAATAGCTTTTTGCCAACTAATAATTCTTAAAGGTGAATAGTCAGCATTCAATAATAAGCACTTACTATTTTCTGCCTTGTTCATAATTGTCTAATTTTGCTAAAATTTTTGCTATTATAGGATTACGAATAATATCATTATCGGTTAGTGTAGAAATACCTATACCGTCTACATCTGATAGATTTTTTATCATTTCATAAAAACCACCCTGTAAATGTCTAGCAAGATCTGATTGCGAAACATCTCCAGTTAATACCATTTTACTGTTTTGACCAATTCTTGTCAATAGCATTTTTAATTGTTCATAGGAAGCATTTTGGCATTCGTCTGCTACTATGAAACAATCATGAAAATTTCTTCCTCTCATAAATCCTAAAGGCACAATTTCTATCTTATTATTTAATTTAAGGGTTGCGTTCAATGCTGGACCAATAAAATAATTTATCTCATCTTCTATAGGTAATAGATAAGGAAATAATTTTTCTTCATATTTACCTGGAAGATAACCTATTTTTTCTCCTGCTTCAACAACAGGTCTTGTTATAATGATTTTTTTAATTTTATCTTCTAATAAATGCTCCAATGCCAAACCAACAGCACAGTGAGTTTTACCACTACCAGCACTGCCTTGACAAAAAGTAATAGTGTTTTCTATAATAGATCGTATATATTCTTTTTGATTTTCTGTTCTTGGTTTTAATCTATTCCTAGATGATAGTCTTGTATTATCTTGATTAAGGGGCGAATTTGTGAGATCAATAATTTTTTCTTTTCTAGTGCTACCATTTTTTTTCTTTCTCAAGTTATGCCCTTTATAATAAGTTATATTAATAATGACATATTAATATACACCATATATTATATTACAAACGACTTAAGATTAGGCGCTTTCCATCCTTCTGGTTTTAATACTTTGCCATCTTCTCTCTTTTTTACTTTTCCTGTAATAGGATCTACTTTAGCAAAATTAGTTTTCATTACTTCGTCCCATGCTCCTTGAGCATTACTACCAGTGCTATTTATAGCTCCTGCTGTAACCACAATAATATCTATTAAAGCATCTAATATTTCTACTCTATCTGTGTTGTTTATGGCCTCTTTAAGCTCCGAAACTTCTTCTTGTATAAGGGTGTAATACATATCAAATTGAGATTGATTCCACTCGCATACTGTTTGATCACAGGCTACCATAAACTTGGTTTGGTCTTCAAACACATTACCCATATTTAATATCCTTTATATTAAGATTCACAGTTTGTACAAGCTAAAATATTACGCGCTAGTTCTTGTGCTGGATTAGCACTTCGTTGATAATAAAAAGTTTTGATTCCTAATTTCCATCCTTCTATAAGAAGATCGCTTACTTGTTTTGGTGGTATGTCTGGCCCAATCATTAGATTTAAAGATTGAGATTGATCTATATATTTTTGTCTTTGAGATGCTTGAATAATAATCTCTTTCTGACTAATTTCACCAAATGTTTTAAATACTTCTTTTTCATTATCTGATAAGAATTTTAGATGTTGAACAGAGCCTCCTTTGACTAGTATACTCTTCCAAACTGTCTCATCGTTTTTATTATATTTTTTGAGAGTTTCTTTTAGATGAGGATTTTTATATGTGAACTTCCCTTTTGCTAAATTCTTCACAAAATAATTACTATTCAATGGTTCTATACTAGGACTAACTTGTCCTAATATAAAACTACTACTAGTTGTAGGAGCGATAGCTAATGTTGTGACGTTTCTACAACCATATCCTTCGAGAATAGGAGCCTCTCCGAATTTTTCTGCTAATTCTCTTGATGCCTTGTCTGATCGTTCTCTAATGGTTTGCCACATATTAGCATTAATTAGTTTAGCTTGCATACTTTCAAAGCTTATCATTTTGCTTTGAAGATACGAATGCCATCCTAATACTCCCATACCTAATGCTCTATGATTTAAGGCAAAGTTTCTAGCGCTCTTCATGAAACGAATATTTTCTGTTTTATTTATAAACTCTTGGTTAACACTATCTAAAAAGTAAATAAGAGTTTCGATTGCGTCTGTTTGTATAATTTCATCCCAATGAAGCAGATTAAGCGAGCTTAGAACACAAACAAAACTATTATTTTCGTCTGATGCTAAACTAATTTCTGAACATAGATTACTACTATTTATTTTTATATTCTTGTCTTTATAAGCTTGTGGAGCATTATTATTTACAGTATCATAAAAGAATATGTATGGGTATCCACTCTCAAATCGTTTTTGAATAATTTTGGCCCAAATTTTTCTTTTATGTTTGTCTCCTTCGACCATACTATTCATCCATTCATCAGTGATGGTAACGCCAATACTCATATTTTGAATAGGATGGCCTTCATTACGAATTTGTAAAAACTCTTCTATATCAGGATGCTCTACTGGCAAATACGCTGCAAAACTTCCTCTTCGTGCTGATCCTTGACTAATCACATCTGCTACTTTATCAAACAACTCCATGAAGTGAACTGGGCCGCTACTTTCTCCACCAACACTAATACTCGCCCCGCGTGATCTTAATTCACCAAAGTAACCACTGGTGCCGCCTCCTAATTTGCTCATCATACCAACTTCCGCAACTTTATATAGGATACTATCCATTCTATCACTAATATGGGAATTAAAGCAACTAACCGGTAGTCCTCTGGAATTACCATAATTGGTCCAAACAGGCGTGGACAATGAGTAATATCCTAAACTCATATAATGTTCGAATTTTTCCGCAAAGCCTGAGATGTCTAATAATCTCTCAGCATTTTGGGATATATTTTTTATTCTATCTTCTGGAGAAACACCTTGTTCAAGATATCCTCTTTCTAAGAATAAACGACTATGTGAATTAAGCCAATAGTACGGTTGCGTTGTCATTTAAAGTCCTATAAAACCATTAATAATGATTAAAACAAAGCCTCTATATCGAACGATAGGGCTTTCTTAGAGTATTCTACGGGGCGAGAATGAAAGAAATCGGTCATATTGTTACCAAGAATCTGTTCGTCAAACCACAATGTTTTTGATAACAATTTTTGATCAATATCAAATACCGGTTCGTATCCTATTTGATCTAATGATTCATTTAGTCTGTTTTTAATAAACTCTTTAAGAAGATCAGAATTTAGATTTTCTTCTCCGTAACCATTAACAATCCAATCAATTATTTCGCATTCATATCTGACTGCTTCCTTAGATTCATGAATAATCTTATCTTCTAATTCTTTATCAAATAGCTCTGGATATTCTTGCTTGATAGTGTTTATTATCTTTATACCTATCATAGCATGTAAATTCTCTTCTCTACTAGTATATTCAACTTGTTTATTTGTGTCTTTAAGTAAATTCAAGAATCTACCAAAATAACTAATAGTATAAAATTGAGAAAATAATGCTATATTCTCAACAAACAAAGTAAATAGAATAAGAGAGTAAATAAATTGTTTTTTATTGTCTTGATGAAATTTATGTAAATGTTTGCGGAGATAATTGACTCTGCCTTTAATAATATCTAATTCTAGGATTTTTTCAAAATTATCATCTATACCTAGAACTTCTAGAAGCCTTTCGTACGCATCGCCGTGAATAACTTCCACATGAGCCATTGTATAGCCCAAATCATTAAGAGAAGGATGTGGTAGATTATCGCCAAGTTTGGCCCAAAACTTTTTTACGCTAATTTCTAATTGACCAATAGTTGATAATGCTCTGATAATAATTTGTTTTTGTTGTTCTGTTAAATTAACTCTAAAATCTTGAATATCGCTACTAAAATTAAATTCGCGATGAGTCCAAAATCCATTATGCATAGCCTCTATAAAATCTTGGGTCCAAGGATAATTGTCGGGTTTTCTGGAAATTTGTTCGTCGAATATCATAATGGTTTTCTTTCTTTTTTTACTAAAATAGCAGCTAAACCTAATATGGTTAAGATTGTAAATTCTTTACCGATAGGATTAAAGTTTTCTATTAGATATAGTTGTATGAAATATATGGTAGATAAAATATAAAATAGGGTAACCATCATATTACACCATTTAGTTGTCTCAGCCACTCAAGATTTGGATCTATATAGAAAATTTTCATACCACTCATTCTAATAAAAATGTCAAATCTATTTTTTGCATCATCGTCGAATAAAACTGTTCCATGATTATCTATCATATAAACTGTATCTATACCCTCTTGGTATAGAGCTATAATACAATCATTACAACATTGACCAGTAACATAGGCTGTGCCGCCGTCTGGTCTAACAACGCAATTAGCCAGAGCATTTCTTTCGCTGTGTACCATCCAATGATATTTTTCTGGTCTTGTTAATGGTAATTCACTATCGTCCAGTCCTTTAGGAAATCCATTATATCCAACGCCAAGAATGCGGTTTTGCTTATCAGTTATAATACATCCATGCTGTGTATGAACATCGTGGCTTCTTTGGGAAACCACTTTGGCTAATCCAAGAAAATAATCGGTCCACGACGGTCTTGTTTTTGATTGTGTCATTCATGTATTATATCCTTTTCTCGTGGCGTGTCAAGATTTTTTTGAACAGCTGTGTTTTTGTTTATGAGGGTATATTTTTGAATTGGTTTTGGTTCCATATGATACCACTCTATTGAAAATTCATTTTCATCAAAATCGATAATTTGTCCATATACATTTAAATCTTCTTGTAGATAACAATCATTGTTGTATAATTTTATTAGATTAAATTTTCCATTTGGTGCTTTGTTATTGGGAATAATTATTGTAGCATGTTTAACATAGTAAAAATTTAAATTATTTAGAGACACAATATAACCAAACAGTCTTTCTAGAGAATGTGAATATGTTCCGGTGTGTTTTTCTATTACTTTATTAAGTTCTTTAGATAATAAGTATTGTAAGATATCTTGATACGGCAAAAAATGTTTTTTGAATAAATGTGTTTTACTCATAAACATATTGCCGCCAAAAAAAGAATAATTAGTAATATTATCGTAGTTTATTTTTAATATATTACATAGCTCTTTTATCTTGTGAGAATGATAATTTTCGCTATCTGTAGATAATAAATATTTATTACCTATCATCCCACAATCAGGATTAGTTAATATTTGTTTATAATTAGATTCAAAAATATTTGTATTACTAAAAAAATCATGTAAAAGAATATGTCGCCATTTAATTTGATTATACTGTCCAAGTAAACTTTTTTTAGTGTGTATCTTAATGAAATATGATTCTTTTATATTTTCTAGAGTTCTTAAAAAAGATGCTATATCAGCTCCATAATTTTTATGGAATGATATATCTGTATCAAATAAGTTTTTAGCTGATTTTATTATTTCTGTTTGTTCACCATTATCTTCGCACAAACATAGATATAATTTAAATTCATTTCTAAATGGAATTAATAATTCTTTAAATTCTTGCCATAAATCAATATGATATAGATGCAATATTATTGCCAAAGAGTCTTTCATATTGTCCTAGAATACTCTTGTCCAAGTAACTCCGCTATCTGTGCTTCTATAAATACCATCGTATGCGAAAGTATTATTAATTGATGTTCCTGGGCCAGCAACTGCTACCATAATAGAACCGTCGGCTGACATAGCAATACTTCTCCATTGTTTTTGTGGACCTCTTTGAACCCAATTAATACCACCATCATGACTTGTATAAATATACTCAGAATTTGCTGAAGTAACTGCTCCGCTCGCGAACCTTTGAGATGCGACTGCTACCATTTTGGTGCCGTCGTGAGATATAGCTACTTTTTCCCATTTTTGGAAATTATTATATCTGAATGTCCAAGTGTTTCCAGTATCATTGCTTGTAAATACGGAACCAATATTGCTTACTGCAACCATATTAGTACCATTACTAGATACTGCTGTGCTCTCAAAACGACGTACAATATTTGGCCCCCTAATAATTCTCACATCGTCATCTCTTAATTTAAGACTCCAACTTTCTCTTGCGCTCCAAGGAGATAGAACTATACCACGATCAGTGGCCCATCCGCCGTTATTGCTAACAAAAACGCCACCAGCAGCTGATGTTGTAGAGCTTGATGCTGATGCTGCTACTATGCTTCCATCACTAGAACAAGATAAATCACTAAATTGTCTTGGTACAAAATTATTACCATCTGGAGCTTTCCAAGAGGCACCTCCGTCATTGCTTACAAAGAATCCACTCTGAGCATCTCCAGCACATAATTTTAGTCCATCAGTAGAACACGATATTGCTCGCCATGGCCTAGATGATCCTAATGAAACATTATCGTATGATCTTGTCATAACGAATAAACCTGCCCAACTACCAAAAGTAGGCGGTTGTTCGCTTTTAACTATTACACCATCGTCTGGGGCAGCAAATATTCTTTTATCTCTATCGTATATTAATATTGCTCTAACATCTATTCCACTACGATTTAGTGTCCAATTATTTCCATAATCTAAACTCGTAAAAACACTGTCAGTATTAGTGGAAGTAGTATTCTGAACAGATGCTACTATTATTGATCCGTCTGATGTCATAGAAACATTTGCCCACATTCTATTTACAAAAGTTTGTGCTGGTGGAGTAGGAATAGGTGGTTGTACGGGTGGCGGAGGCGGCGGTGGTGGAGGTGGCGGAGGCGGTGGTGGAGGAGAAACTGGAGGATTACCACCTGATCTTATACAAATATCAGTATTCTTTACCGTAACATTATATATCCATCTTAAAAATCTTTCATTATCACATTTAAGCTTAATAAAATTATATTGTGGATAAGCAGCTATTAGCTCATCAATAGGTTCTTCTACATTATTTCCATACTGACCTAAGCTACCTGAGTCGTCTATAAATATAAAAATACGAGCTCCATTTGGAGGTAAAGTTTCCCATCTATTTCTATCATTTATAGAATGTGTTTCTATCCATGTTTTAGTAAGAAATTGATTATTGAAAGCGTCTTGGCATCCACGGGTTCCAGTATTTATTGTTCTAGGGGACCATATAAAATTACGCGGTCTAATCGGACATAAACTAGGAGTATATGATCCTTGTGGAGCAACAGGAAACAACGGCTCCGGCAAGCAACTTTCAATAGTTAAATTCATACCACCACCAGAAAACGTTACAAGTCTTCTGCATATTGAATGGAATACAACAATTTTATTAAAATCGATAGATGAAGATATTGTATTAATTGCAGCAATATCTTTTTCCCAACTGCCAGATACTCCCCCTTGAGCAAAATCGGTGGTTCTGTATGCTGTTCCATCTCTTTCTTTATATTCTGTTGGGTTTAATGAACACGAGTCCCATGATGTGCATGTGGAATATAGATTATAGCCTGCCCATCCTATTGTTGATGGAGGTCCGGCCCAATCAACGTAACCTCCTGGATTGGAGCATCCAGGATCATTTGATCCTTGTTTACATTGCCAATTATTAGATTCATCAATAAATATTAGAATGTAGTCATTAGGAGCGATTCCTAATGGTATTGTTGGAGATGGAGTCGGAGTTACTGTGGGAGAGGGTGTTTCGGCCGGAGTGAATGATGGAGTCGGAGTATTAGTAGGAGTCGGAGGTATTGTGACTGTGGCACTTGGAGTTATTGTATTAGTGGGTGTTACCGGTGGTGTTTCCGTAGGAGTAGGTGTTACTGTTGGAGTAATAGTGGCGCTTGGTGTTAAGGTCGGACTAGGAGTAGGCTGTGCTGTTGGTATAAATGGACAACATTCTATAATAGATTTATTAATATTCATATTATGTTATCTTTATGGAATAAAATTATATTGTTGGCCTGAATAATATGCTGTTTTTGAAGGAGTTACTGTTGGTGTTGTTGTTGGTGTTTTAGTTGGTGTGGGTGTTAAGGTTTTTGTTGGCGTGGGCGTAAAAGAGATACCAATTAATCTATATACTCGTACACTACCACTACTAGCTCCATTATCACTATTACCAGAGGCTCCGATAGTTAATATTGTACCATCTCCATTAAGATGAACACTAATTCCACTATAATTTAAAGATGTTTCTCCATTAATATTATCGCCAACTTGCGTCCAAGAACTACCATTCCAAGAATATACTCGTACATGTCCACTATTGGTACCGTTTGTGTCATTATATGGCGATCCAATAGCTAATATGCTACCATCATTATTTAATGATACACTAAGACCACTATTATCATTTGCTGCTACTCCATCAATATCGCTTCCTCTTTGAACCCAAGAAGTACCATTCCAAACATACACTCTGGTATGGCCGCTAGCTGTTCCATTATCGCTATTTCCACCTGCTCCTATCGCTAGTATAGTACCATCACTATTAATACTAATATTAAAACCACTAGCATCGTTAGCTGATTCACCATCAATATCGTTTCCTCTTTGAGTCCATACTGAGCCATTCCAAGAATATACTCGTACATGACCGCTATTATTTCCATTACTATCATTACCATATGCTCCAATAGCTAATATATCTCCATTATCATTTAAGCTAACGCTTTGTCCACTATAATCACTTGCCGCTTCTCCATCAATATCGCTTCCTCGTTGTGTCCATGCTGAACCATTCCAATTATATACTCGTACATGACCGCTATCGGTTCCATTACCATCATTTAAAGACGCTCCTATTGCTAGTACGGTGCCGTCGCTATTTAAAGAAACGCTAATACCACTAGCATCATTGGTTGCTTCTCCATCAATATCACTTCCTCGTTGAGTCCATACTGAACCATTCCAAACATATACTCTTACGCTTCCGCTATCGGTCCCGTTACCATTATTTCCATTTGCTCCGATTGCTACTATATCTCCATCATTATTGAGACTAACACTGTATCCACTTGTATCAAAAGCTGCTTCACCATCAATATCATTTCCTCTTTGAATCCAAGAGGTTCCGTTCCAAGCATATATTCTAGTATGTCCACTGTCTGTTCCATTTCCATCGTTGCTATATGCTCCTATTGCTACTACGGTACCATCATTATTCATAGCAACACTACTTCCACTGTAATCATTAGCTGCCTCGCCATCAATATCTACACCTCTTTGAATCCATCCGGCTATTGGTGTCGAAGAAGGAGTAATGGTTTGTGTAATTGTTGGCGTGGTTGTTGGTGTTGTTGTTGATGTTTGTGTTATAGTAACAGTTGGAGTAATCGTTGTTGTGGGAGTAACAGTTGGGGTTGTTGTCGGAGTAACGGTTGGGGTTTCTGTGGGAGTAACTGTTGGGGTTGTTGTTGGTGTTTCTGTTGGAGTAACTGTTGGGGTTGTTGTTGGTGTTTCTGTTGGAGTAACTGTTGGGGTTGTTGTTGGTGTTTCTGTTGGAGTAACTGTTGGGGTTTCTGTTACAGATGGGGTAGGAGTTGGTGTTAAACCCTCTGTAGCTGTTGGTGTCGGTGTTACTGTTGGTGTTGGTGTTTCTGTTGGTGTAGAGGTGAGCGTCGGTGTAACAGTTGGCGTTTCTGTAGGAGTAAGGGTTGGAGTTTCTGTTGGAGTAACGGTTGGAGTTGTTGTTGGTGTTTGTGTTATAGTAACAGTTGGAGTAATCGTTGTTGTGGGAGTAACTGTTGGGGTTGTTGTTGGAGTAACGGTTGGAGTTTCTGTAGGAGTAACCGTTGGGGTTGTTGTTGGAGTTACAATAATTGTTGTTGTTGGAGTTGTAGTAGTAGTTGGTGTGATTGTTGGCGTAGCACTTGATGTCGGACTAACAGTTACAGAAGGAGTATTCGTAGGAGTTGATGTTAATGTAGGAGTTACTGTTGGAGTACCGCCAATAGTTGATGTTGGTGTATTTGTTATAGTTTGTGTTGGAGTTAAAGTAGATGTTGGTGTTAGAGATAGGGTTGTTGTCGGAGTTATTGTTCGAGTTAGACTAGGAGTATTAGTAGGAGTATTAGTAGGGGTTCTAGTAATTGTTGTTGTTGGGGTATTGGTAGGAGTTACGCTTGGAGTAGGGGTAAACGTACAAAGGATAGTAGAAGAATTACCTTCTGTGTTTGAACAAACATTACTGATAATTAATCTACCATCTCCACTAGCGCTAGAGCAAATTCTATCTGGTAAACTATCACTTTGTGTAGCATAGGTCCAATATCCGCCATTACCCCATCCATTTTTTCTTGGATTATAATAAGCAGCTTTATACCATTCGTTTAATGTTGGTAGTGTATATTTTGCACCATTGCTTGCAATTAAACTTACTTGTGGAGTTATACCAATCGGATCTAATATATATGCACCTTCTTCTGTTGTACTGAAATCTTGTATTCCTATTGGTTTACCATTATGTAACCAATTACAATATCTCATCATGCTTTTTATATTAAGAAAATTAATTGGTTTATTATCAAAATTAGTTTTTAAAGTATAAGTATATGGTGCTGATCCTGTGCTTCTTATAATACCACCATATGGATCGCCAGACATTTGAACATTATAAGTATCATTAGTATCGCTCTGTGTAGAAACAGCATTTAAGAATTGTATATAATCACAGTTAGTTATTGTATATTGACTTATCTTATAATTATAATTAACAGATCCAACCCCATTAGTATCTGCACTATTTCCACTATCAACAATATCTATGAAATAAGGCAAGTTAAGAGGATTGCCTGTGGTAACAATTCTAAAACCTATATTTTTATCCAAAGTATTTTCATTTATATTTTCTAATAATCTTAGATCTCCTGTTGCAGTTTCAAAATTACCACCGATACTGAAAATTAAATCAGTATTATTAACAACACTTAAAGCTATTTCAGAAATATTTCCATTTTGATCATATGTTCCATAAAAACTTGGACCTCCATTTGTTCCTACCGTTGTTAGATTACCAGAAACAGATCCATTCCAATTACCGGAATTAGCATAATTTATACTATTTGATAATGGAGCAAATGCTAGTGGTGTTGGGGTTACTGTCACTGTTGGAGTAACAGTAGGAGTTGTTGTTGAAGATGGAGTAAATGTTGGTGTGTTTGTAGGAGTTGCTGTGTTAGTTGGAGTATTAGTTGGAGTTGTTGTGTTTGAGCTAGTTACAGTGGGAGTTGCTGTTGATGTTACTGTATTTGTAACTGTTGTTGTTGGTGTAAGTGTTGGCGTTATAGACGGTGTTGGAGTTTGACTTGCGGTTATACTAGGTGTCGGTGTCGCTGTTGAAGTAATTGTAACTGTTGGAGTAATAGAATTAGTTGGTGTTACAGAAGCTGTGTTTGTTTGTGTTGGGCTAACAGTTGGAGTACTAGTAGTTGTGGAAGTATTTGTTGGTGTGATGGTTGGAGTACTAGTATTGGTTGGCGTTAATGTAGGAGTTGGGGTTTGACTAGCATTAGGAATTTCTTGTAGTCCAATATTTATATCGGCATTTCCTAATTGACCGCCATTGACTAGTAATTGTCTATTGTTAATAAAGGATTCAAATGTAAAACCTTTATAAATTATTCTAATATTTTCATTAGTATAAATAGGATTATAAATTAGTTCTCCAACTGTTATAGAAGAGCAAAGACTCTTACTCGGAGTAGGGGTTACCGTCGAAGAACTGGTAACTGTAGGTGTTGGAGTACGTGTTTCTGTTGTTGATGGTGTTAAACTTGGTGTCCTTGTTGGAGTACGTGTAGGTGTTTTTGTTGGACTAACAGTTAAATTAGGTGTTCTTGTTTGAGTTATGGTGGCTGTTGGCGTTTTGGTTGGTGTTAGTGTTGGAGTGGTTGTTACAGAAGATGTGACTGTTGGGGTGCTTGTTGCTGTTTTAGTTGGAGTAAGAGTAGGACTAGCCGTTAAAGAAGGAGTAGGAGAATAAGTAGGAGTAACGCTGGGGGTAGGTGTTGGGCTAATACAAATGTCCGGTGTTGTTACTGTATTGTTGGCAACGCCACTACTATTAGAAACAATTGAATCTGGAGCAGTATCATATTGCGTAGCATATAACCAATATCCGGAACCTGAGCCATTTTTATCTAATGTATAGTAGGCCGCTTTATACCATTCATTTCTATCTGGTAGCCAATATGTATTTTTATTATTTATTATGGTTGGTATAGTTGTAACATTATTTTCAAAATTAAGATAATAAACACCATTTTCTGTAGAATTTAATGATAAAGTAGACGAATTTGGTTTTCCGTTATGTAACCAATTAATATATCTAGCCGCATTATACCAAGTAACGTAATTAACTGGTTTATCTGCAAAATTCGTTTTTACAGAATAAGACATATTTGGGCTAAAGCCGTTTACTATTATTCCTCCACGATTAGAATCCTGCATTAGTCGTTGAAAAGGCCAAACACTAGTTTGTATTAATGCGGGCGATCCACTATTAGCAACAGCGTTTAAAAATTCTACATATTGAGTATTTGTAATAGTAAATTTACCAATTTTATAATTGTAATTTACTTGACCAATTCCATTAGTATCGTTATTATTGCCTGTACCAGAAACTGTAATAGAATCAAACGCTGTTGTTGTTCCACTATTAGCGCATACTCTAAATCCAACATCGTCTCTTCTTAAACTTAAAGAACTATCAATAGAATCATTTGCTGTTAAAGAAGAATAACTACCTCCATATAACTGAATAAAAAATGACGATGGTTGATAGTCTATAATTTCATAAACATTACCGTTTTGATCATAAGTGCCAAAAAAACTATCATTACCATTGCTGCCAACGCTGGTAACATTACCATTTTCATTATTCCAATCCGAGGAAGCATTTCCGTTCTTACTATAATTAGCGCTATTACAGTTTCCTAAGATAGAATAAATTGGAGGAGTTGACATTCATTTTCCATTTATTATTTGTTAATAAGTTTATTATATAACATTAGGCTAAGTATGCCTCCGGTAACACCCATAAAAATACCGGATGGGCTGAGACTATCATATGTACCAAGAAGATATAGAATAGCTCCGCCCATATAAGACCCAGCTACTCCTAATGCTACTGTTTGAAAAAATCCAAGACGTAGGTTAAGCGGAACAATAGCTTTGGCTAATGAGCCAACAAACAAACCATAAATCACCCATACTAAAAGACTAAACATTGGTTGCCTCCAGAAGTGTTAAAGATTCTGTATCATCAAGATTCTTACCAACTTCCATGATGGCATTTCTTAAACTAACTCCGTATTGCTGATATTGTTTTTTACTCAAATGTTGTTTTAATATTTTATTTAATCTATAATTATTTAACCAACTATCTTTAATAGTTAAATTAACTATAGTATGTCTTAAGTCCAAAGCTTCACTCATTTTATCATTTTTTCTACGTTTACTACGACATTCCTGAATAACGCGAATTAGACTCAGTATAACTCCTATAACTATAATAATAGTAATAGGATCAAATCCATAGTTTTCATTTTTTATATTTGCTTTAGTAAGAATTTTTTGTGCTAAATTTTCTAACTTAGGATCAATAGTCATTATCTTATCTCCTCAGATTCTTTATTTTTTATCAGGAATGCAGTATCCGCAATCGACCATTTTTATACCATCTCCACTTAAATATTGTCCACTTCCTTTGCAAACAGGACATTCTTTTCTTTTATATTTTTTAATTGGTTCATTTCCCATATTTTTAACAATAGCTCCGGATATTATAACAGGAGCACGGGACGATCCGTCATATCTATGAGAAGTAAAAAATAAAGAGATAAATAAAAGTGGCAAAATTAATTTATTCATTTTTACCTCTAGGAAACCATGGTCGTCTTTTTAAAGGAGGTTTGGGCACTGGAGGTGCTGGATTATTATCTTTTGGTGCAATTATCTTAATGATAGATAAAATAAAGTTTAATATTATTGATATTAATCTATTTAAGGCTAATTTATCAAGAAATTTCATATATAAACTCCAGTACGATATAATGGTTATACACCATATATCTTGTTGATATTCAAAACAGATTTGCTAACTTAAATATCAAATATTAGATAGTGCCTGTTGTTGTTACTGTTGGCGGAACTATAGAATTTACTAACGTTTCCAAAACATTCATTCTGTTTTCTAAAATTTGTAATTGACTATTTATTAATAAAGAAGATTGTTGTAAAGTAGTTGTTAATAAGCTTATAGAGTCTTCTGATTCTTTGGATAATATATTTTGTGTTTGCAATTCCTGATTAATCTTTTCGTATACAAATTCTATAAGAACTAAACTATTTGTATCTCTATTATATGCCCATTTTTGATAAGGCGGAAGAGGCGGTAGATTCAGCCCTAATGATGGAACTTTAGTTAAATTAGGTAAACTCATTGTGTATTCCTAAGATTTTAAATAATCAAAACCATAGTCTGGTAATTTTTGTAATGGAAATCCATCAAAGTCGCTAAAAGCGTATGCTGCGTTGCCTTTTAACATACCAGCAGCAACATCTGCTTTTATTAAAAATGATCCATCAGGAATCGGACCCCATGATGGATGACCGCCATCATTCCATTTTCCCCAACTATTCTGAACCAAAAAAGCTGGTTCACTACCAGTATCATCACAAGCAATCCATGCCATAGCATGAGCCCAAGAGCCTTGCGGTTTAGCAAAACCCTTACTATCTCTTCGACTACTAAAACCATAACTACTACAAACACTAATTCCATAACCGTTAGCCAGAGCGTCTCTGGCTTCTTCTATCGTTCTTACTAAGCTAACAGTTTTAACTTGATGATCATTTGCAAGGTCTATAACTTTGTCTGGCAAACTACGACCACCCCATCCGGCACCCAACATGCCTTGATATTTGGTAAGGTCCACAACTCCGGGATAGTTTTTTCTAACTAAGACACCACCATATTGGCTGACAAATTGTGCTGCTCTAGAACAACTCATTCCTTGTCCACCATGACCTCTTGCTCCGTATATTGCTTCTGTTGCGCCTCTTGCTATCCAACTTTCTTTATGTTTATCTATATCTATTTCTACAGCACGAGATACGTCTACAGCATTTCTAGTAGAGTGGCTTACACAGTCCCCTGTAACCTGGCGCTCATTATAAGGATTCTTATCAAACTTCAAAACACTTTTGTATGGAGTAGATAGTTTACCTTTACCAGTTCCAACAATTTTTTTGGCTCCGTCTCCAAAATAACCATACTTAGAATTTTCTAAAAGATTTTCGAATATATGACCTTCCCAAAGACATCCCTGAAATCCATCTTTGTATAGTTTTAGTAATTGTTCAGGAGATAGTCTTGCCATTATTTACTACCCTCATAAAAAGCCCATGCTAAACCATTAAAAGCTTCTACGGCTTTTTTCCTAAGTTCAGGATCTAGGGCTACATTATCGTCTCCGATATGCTGTACAACAACATAAGTAGCTGCCTGTGTTAGATCAGGATATTTACCTTTAAGATCCAAATTATAAAAAGCTCCAGCTATTTTATTAGCTTCTCTAATTTCATCAGTATTTTTAATTACTTCATTTTCACCATCTAATTCTATTAGTCTTGCCAAGTCAGAGAATAAACTACTTAATTTAACGCCATCTACTGATCGATCAGAACTTCCGGATTTTAGAATTTCAGTTACTTTTTCACAATTATCTTTTAATGATGGATCCAACGGAGCTAATACTGATGGAACATTATTTACTGGGTTGGTGGATAGATTATTTTTAATAACTGGTCCAAGTAATCCATACGCTAGTAATAGTCCTCCAATAACTAGAACTATTATATTAGTGGTATTTTTAGTATTCATTTGTTCTCCTGATGACAAACATTAGGACTGAGATATGGGAATGCGCCATCTAAAACTTCAACAGCTTTTGGACATCCCATTTTTTCTGCTAAATCTCTAGTATTTTTCCAACTACTAATTAGTTTGAGAAAATCATTATCATTAGTTTTAACTGTAGTTACAGGTGTAGATGTTACAGTGTCGTTTTTTACCTTATTCATAACACTATTGTAAGTATTAATTATTAGATCTTTTAATGGAGTTAATTTATCCTTGAACAATACAAATAATACTAAAGCGGCTCCGCCGTAAACCATTAAATCCGTTGTTGATAATCGACTACTAAATTCTTGAAAACTTTCGGCATAATTCATAAGATTCGTCCTTTCAGACTAAATAATTGTTTTGAACTGTTAACTTTGGTTTAAAAACGCCCGCTTCTCTAAAGATTTTAACCATACTATCAATTGTTGAACTGACCAAAATCATAAGAAAACTTTTAACATAAGAATGAATGTACCCTTCTATTATGTGAGGTACAACAGGAATGTCAACTGCTAAAAATAAGCTATCGTAGAATTTACTAATCATGCTCATAGCAAGAGCTTTTTTATCTGGACTACTTAAATCATTTCCTATTATTTCTATAATTTGAATAATGCTAGCTATTGCTAGCTGTAAAATTTTCCATGCTTGATCTATTGCGAATCTTTTAACATCCTTAAATGATTCTTTTGTTCTACTTATCAGTTTTTCTACTTCGTTTAGTATTAGTTCTTGGCTTTTTGGTGTTTCTGGACTTTCTTGGTTTATCATCTTTTGTCTCCTCATTAACAACTGGTGGGGTATTGACAACTTCTGGTTTGATTTCAGCTTTAATATTTTTTCTACTATTAATATACTTATATAATATTACAAATTGACCACCAATTAGAATACAACTTTCTACAGCATGACTAACAACACTAATAAGTTCTTCTTTATTAGTATGATCATTAATGATACCAGTTAGATATAATCCACTAAAAATAAAACTAACGAGTGTAAACCAGAACTCACTTGTGCGATATCCGGGCTTGATCATGATTTTCTCCAAAAATAAATACTATATAATAATACACCATACGGATTTTTATTATTATCTATTAAATTTTACGGTTTTTAAAGCTTGATCGAATATATTTTGCTTTATATCATAAAAATACTCTATCATAATCATTGTATTTTCCCATGTCAATTATTAATAATTTTTGACTCATAAATTATGTATTCATCAATGATTCCCACAACTCAATATCTGTTGCATATATTTCACGAACTCTATTTTCTTGTTCTGTTGTTAAAACGGGTTTATTTTCACTAGCATCCAAATGTGGCAATGGCACTGTAATTCCAAGCCAATTTGCGCAATCTTGTAATTGCGTTTCAAATAAAAATGCTCTGTCATAATTTGTAATATG